GGCCGATGAAGCGGTTAAGCCCTTGCGTGGGGAGTGCTTCGAAGAACTCGTGTAGGATATCCCACTCAAGATCAATATTTGACCCAATACTGAGAGTTTCTACTGGCTCATCACCAATCGCAAAACCTATCGTGCAGATATGGCCGTGCGCGGGATTAAAGCTGGTCTTGGCAACAATCTCGTCAGCAGCCGCATCGCCGTTGTCTGCGATCCATTGTGCAATGCTGTCGGGCTTCTTGTATTGTGCCGGTGCGGTGATGGTGTTGCGGACCTCTGCGCGGTATTCAGCCGATTGGCTTGGCAAAGATTCTATGTCGAGAAAAATTACGTTCATGCCCAAATCTCCCGGGTCTGTTTAACGAATGCCTGAAGGTGGCCCACATCCTCGCCTCGAAGGGCACGGCGGCCATTTTCCATGTCGAGCAGGGAAAGGGCAGCAGACAGGGCTTCTTCAAGCTTGTGGCTATATTCACGCTCGCTCTGGTAAGCGGCGTATGCGTTGAAGGCTGGCCGATCGTATCCAGGGCCTATGTCTATGGTCATGTGGGTTCCTTTTGGTTTACTTGTTCGATGCGCCGGCCAATCCAGTTCATCACCGGAACAGCCATCGAGTTTCCTAGCGCTTTGTACCGCGGCCCGTCTGGGCATTGGTCTGCATCTTTCCCGCGCCACGGTATTTGCGTGTAGCCGTCAGGAAAGCCTTGCAGGCGTTCGCATTCCATGGGGGTAAGGCGGCGGACTGCGGAACTGGCGACATAGGAGCGGGACGAACCGCCAGACGCAGCGCGGATATTCGCGGTGTCGTGGGGGCCTTCGAACTGCGCACCACCGTCACGCCCCCGCATATCGAACGCGACTGCATCAGGCTGACCACCACCGCACCTACTCGGCACCTGAAGTGTTGGGCAAAGTTCCTCTGCCCATTTCGGTTCTTGCTGCGTGGCTAGTCCGAACGCTACCGCCTGCACCGTCGCCCGGGCTTCAAGCGTGTAGGCCATGCCATCGGTGCGGAAGCCTTTGCCGTCCGGACCGGCAGCTTCGTTTTCCGAAGTGGCGCGCTCTTGGATGGCCACCGGTACAAGCGGCGTCCCTCTCCCCGTGCCGTCTTCGCTTGCGTCGAAACCTTCAGCCCGAAGCGAATGAGCAAGAATCGGCGCTTCATGATTGCAGGAAAGTGTGGGCGCCTTGCCTGTGGTTATTTCCGCACCGCCTTGGCCGTGCGCCATTACTGTCAATCCGCCATCGCAGTCGAAGTCGGTTCCGAGGCCACCGCCTGCAGAGCCGCGGCTAGGGACGGTGGGAGCGACTTGCCCCTTTTCTCTGCGCGGCGCAGGATGCCCCGACAGGCTGTGGCGCTCAAAAAGAACCGCTGCGGCACGTCGCCAGTCTCCAAGACATCCGACAACGAACACGCGGCGGCGCCGCTGTGGAATTCCAAAGTACTGAGCGTCAAGCACTCGGTAGGCGATGCCATACCCGAGTTCGACCATGCCCCCGAGAATGGAACCAAAGTCCCTTCCTCCGTTGCTTGACAGGACGCCGGGGACGTTCTCCCAAACCAACCACTGGGGCCGTGTTCGTTGAGCAAGTCTAAGATATTCGAGGGCCAGGTTCCCACGGTCGTCTGCCAAGCCGCCTCTGAGTCCTGCGATGCTGAATGATTGACATGGAGTTCCTCCGACAAGAAGGTCAATTGGCCCATATTCATATGCTCCGATTGTGGTAAAGTCGCCATGACACGGTGTGTCGGCGTAGTGGTGCGCCAGAACAGCGCGGGGGAATTTCTCGATCTCCGAGAAGAATGCAGGCGTCCAGCCGATCGGATGCCACGCTACTGTAGCAGCCTCGATACCCGAACACACCGAACCGTATCTCACCCCACCATCTCCCCAACAACGCCCGCAATCGCTTGCGTGAGGAACCAGAGAAACCCGCCGAACGTGCATCCCGCGATAAACGCGAACAGCGCTATCGAGAAAGGGTGGGGGCTGTAGTCTTTGTGTGTCATTGGGTTATCCTTTGGTTCTGCATGTGGAAGATAACTTCGCGGTCGAACTCGTCGGCTTTCTCAGGTGTTACTTTGCGGTAGTTTTTCTCAGTGTCTGCGTTCAGAAAACAGTTCGGGAATACGATATTGACCAGACCTAGCCCCAACCCTTCATTCTTCGTAGGCACAATGCGTTCGACTTCATAAATTCTGCCGACCTCGCAAGGATGCGGATCCTGACGCCAACGTCCAAGGCGAGTCCGGACACACAAAGCCAGATCGCCTTCCTTCCAATCACTCATTGTCCTGCCTCCATACGCTCTAATGCAATCTCCATCCTTCGGAGCGTGCCAGCCGTCATGCTGTCTGGGTTGTTATTCCATCGCGACACTGTTGAGTGCGCGACACCTGCTTCATTGCACACCTGGCCCATAGTTTTGCGAAGCGCAAAGACCCGTGAGTGAAGCTTATCGAGTTCGGCTTTCTTGTCCATGCCGAATACTATATATGCTAATTTCACGCACGTCCAGCACTTATTTTGCAAAACTAATGCTTGACAGGCTAGATTGCCTCATCCATAACCCCATCACCAACACAGACCAATCCGACGATTGGCAAAGGAGTTAAGAGCATGGCTACTTCCATAATGATCCACGAAGTTAGCGGAGTCCGCAGCACTTCTGTCGCCCACAATAATAGCAACGCCGTATCAATCATGATCGACACCGCGCAGGGTTGCTTTGACATAACCCTTTTCGGCCTTGCCACAGAAGACGCTGACCATCTTTCAGCCGTTCTTTCGCCTTCGTCCGTTCGAAAGAGTGAAGATGAAATTCGCGCCGATGAACGCAAGCGCATTGCCGAACGCATCAGGATCGCAGCATGACCCCCTCCAAGATCGAACGCGCCGAGGGTGGGCATACGCCGGGGCCTTGGGGATTCGGATATGCCTCTAATTACGAGGGCTACTACGTCGCGCCTTTAGGTAAATTGCCAACCCTTGCTGCTGTGCAAGCCAAAGGCATAAACGCCTTCAATTACCCAAATGAGACTGAAGCCAATGCCCGCTTAATCGCAGCGTCACCGGAGTTGCTCGCCCACCTTGAGTTTGCCGTTAAGCTGCTGCGCCCGTTTGGCCACAGCGCACAGGTCCAAGCGATGGAGGCAGTAATCGCCAAAGCTAAAACCGGAGGTGGATCGCGCCCGCAGCCGGAACCGCAGGGATATGACGACCGGCCCGAATGGGAAATGCGCACAGGCTTTCGCGAGGAGGACTTCGCATGAACGCCCCCTCCAATCTCACCCGCGCCCTAACCTCCTACAACCAGCATACGCGCAACACATCGCAGATCTCCGCTGATCGCCTTATTGCCCGCGCCAACGCAGCCATCACGGTTCTGCGCCATGGTGCCGATACAGGCCATTGTGACGCGGCCAAGGCTCGCAAGCTGGCCGATACGATCCAGCGCCAGCTTTGCGCACCGCACGACACGCACCTGATCTTCGGCAGCTATCCGCAGGGCAGCGATGTGTGGGCGACGTTGGCTACCTGGAAAGAGTGGATCGACATGTTCGCCCGCCAGACTTCGGACGGGCGCACGGACCCGCAAAAGCAACACTGGATGAAGGAGAGGGTGCTGTGATCGATATAGCGACTATGCGCCACATGCTTGACCGCGACCGGTATGTGGTGGCGATTGCACTCGGCCATATCAAAAGCGCCCTGAATGGCCACCGTTGGTTACTTGAAGGGCGCGGCCCCTACGATTGGGATGATGATCGTTATCGCGACGAATTCGCCGATTGGGTCCAGAACGTAGAAGCGGCGACGGGCCTACTGGCGAAGCTAGCGTGGGACAAGGACTACTGCGAAACCGACCCGGATAAAGTTGCGGCAGCAAGCGAAGCTGCGCGCGTATACGCGATAGACCCACCTGTCGGCCACCGCACCATGCTTCCGTCAGATTTGGGATTGCCGTGCCCATCGTGTTCCGCCACAACGCAAGCATTGGATGGGAGAGGGATGATGGGTGGCGATTACAACCTGATGATGATCCGCGCAGACATTGCGACGGGCAAGGCCACAATTCGCTCGCTTGGCGCACTGTATATGGTCGCCATCGCCAACCGGCATGCACGCGGCTTCCTGCAAGACTTTAAGGACATAAACGACGCCATATCCGATTACCGATGCCCTGAGGGCACGAGAGCGGAAAAAGCCATGTCGCTGGAGCCCGTCAAGAAGGTCGCATGGGATCTTTACGATGGTGTTTGCGCGTTAGCCAACCCGCCTGAGCGTGGGGAGGGGGATAAGTCGTGAGCGCAGTTATTTCAGAGTGCGGCACGTTCCGCCTTCGCCTTGATCGCGATGTTCGCCCCCTTTGTGGGGGGGCGGTAGCTGCGTTGGTTGGCGTGAACCCATCCACTGCCGATGCAGTCGAGAATGACCAGACAATTCGCAAGGACTTAGGCTTTGGCGAGGTGCTGGGATGGTCACGCATCATCAAGGCTAACAAGTTCGCCTACCGAGCAAAAGACGTTCGTGAACTGCGCACTGCGGCGGATCCTGTAGGGCCGGAAAACGACGAGTATTTGCGCCAGATATTTGCCGAGGCGGATATTCTCATACCGTGCTGGGGGCCTCTCTCGAAGTTGCCGAAGAGCCTTCGCAATCGGTGGCGGGAAGTCGCCGCCATGATGTTCGAAACAGGCAAGCCTGTAATGTGCTTCGGCACGGCCAAGGATGGCCAGCCCCGTCATACTCTCATGCTTCCCTACGCAACACCGTTGGTAACGTGGGACGCCCCCGATCGCACGGACCCGCCTGAGCGCGGGGAGGGGGAGAAGTCGTGAGCAAGCATGACCTAGATGATCTGGACTACGACGGTCCCGCTTGCGCGAACTGCGGCGGCGAAGGGTTCACCTATGGCTGTTCGTGGGAATGGCAGTGCGACACCTATGACGAGGGGGAGGGGACGTGTCTCTGCACCCGCCGTTGTGAGTGGTGCAATCCTCTAACCGCTGAAGAGATCGCTGAACGCAAGGCCCTACGGGACATTATGGCGACCGCGCTCGCGAAGGACAAAATCGCCGGAATGCGAGCGGCAGAAGATGCGCTTCGCCCCCGCCAACCCAAAGGAAGCAACCATGGATAAAACCGTAGAACAGGAGAAACCCATAATGGATAGGACCAAGGACGTGCCGGAGGTTGTGGAGGCAAAGGCGGAGCCATGGGAGGCAGATGAATATCTGAAATCTCCGACTTACAAGCATCCTATACCGTTCTTCACTTCAGCCCTCAACGGACAAGAAATCGTCCCCGCCTTGGAATGTCGAATGTACGGCCTCTCAGCCAGCGAAACATTCGTAGCTGTTCATTGGTCGGTACTGAGGGAGGCTCGGGATGAAGTTGATACCCTCACGGCAGAGATAGCAGACCTACGTGCTCAACTGGATGAGGCGATGGAGGCGGGCAAGCGCCTGATTAAAGATTTCCGCTGGCGAGCCGATCAATGCCGGAGCAATCCCGACGCGTATTGCCCTAAAGCGGCCAGCGTATGGGATTTGGCGGCAGAAGCCTTGGAGGCTGAATATGCTAGTTGAAACCATACCTATGATGGCAATCGCGCTTGTCGCAGGTCACGCCTTAGCGGACTACCCGCTGCAAGGTGATTTTCTTTCGAAAGCGAAGAACCGCACTACGCCAATACCCGGTGTTCCGTGGTGGCAAGCCCTTGGCGCACACGTTGCGATCCATGGCGCTTTTGTCGCCTTCATTACTGGCATCTGGTGGCTGTTCTTTGCTGAAGCGGCGATCCACTGGTTCACTGACGACGCAAAGTGTCGCGGCAAGATTACCTTCAATCAGGATCAGGCCATTCATCTTGCCTGCAAAGGGGCTTGGCTTGTCCTCGCTATCACGGTGCCCGCATGAGCCGCACAGCACAACTCAGCCGCCAGCAAGACCATGCCGCGCGTGATGTTCTCACCCGCGAATGGGAGGCGAACTACAGCCTGGATCGGCACATAGCCCACGCACGCGACAGGATGGGCGAGGCGAGGTGGGCGGATCTCAACGCCGAATGGGACGACGCACAATCAATGGCAGGGAGTGTTTGAGATGGATATCGACATCATGGAGTATGTCAATGAGGCCGAGATCAAGGACGCCATCCTTTCTGGGCTAAGTGGATATGCCAGAGAGAACGCTGAGCGGATCATTACGAACGCAGGCTATTCTCTCGCCACCGACATCGCCAACGCCAAACTGGACGACGACGCAGGCCAGAAAATCTACGACAAGGCAGTGAGCCTTCTGGACGACCTATCCACGTTCACCATGTTCGATCTCGGCGGATACGGAAGGCCCCCAAGTGAAGCCCGTCAGATACTGAACAGCGCCGTCCGCAAGGAGGCAGATGCGCTTTCGGCGGCTATTCGCTCTGCCATCCACAACCTGACTAAGCGCGAAATCGTGGACATCGTAAAGTCTGGCGCGGTCAAGGTGGTGATCGAATGACCCGCTCGCACACATACGAACGCAGCCACAGGTGCGCACCTCGCCAGAACTTTGGCGGCGGCTACCACTACAACGCGCGCATCCTGCCCATGGAGAGGCCCGGACTGTTTGCGCGGATATTCAAAGGATCGAGAGTATGACCAAGGCCAACTCCGAGGCCGTGGAGGCGCTTAATCCAGAGTACCACTACATCGACGCATTCCGGATAATTCGGGAGCAGTCGAAGGAAGACGCTAGCCACGCCGCCTTAGCCAAGGCTGTGAGTAAATTCGTTGCCGACGAGGTGGCAATCGCCCTCTCCCCCACCGCATTGCCGAGCAGCTTGGCCTTGGCACATCACGGCACGTTATAGACATGCTCCTGGTATCTCTGAAGCATGGTAGGGAGAGGGTATGATGACACCGAAAGAGATAATCACGAAGGCAATCGAAGAAGGCGCGCGCAAGAGTTTTCCTTGGCCAAATTCAGAATATACCGATCATACGGATTGGGCCAATAACGGGCCTGATGATTTCCGTCCAAGCACACTAGAGGAATACTTGAGCCGCACACATATTGAAGATCAGGCAGACAATGTGTTCAAGGCGGCTTCCGAAGCTGCTGCGTCGGCGGTGCTTAGGGCGCTGGTGGAGCAAGGTTACGATATTGCCCCTAACCCCCATCACTCGCACAAGCCATAAGGGCTGCACGCATGGTGATCACCGCAGCCCGCAATTCCAGAGCAGATGCAGCCACGATAAGCAGGTCGGACGCGGCATTGCCGGTTAGCTGGTCGCCTACTTGGGCTGGTTCGGGAGGAATATCCGCTGATTTTAAACAAGGCTGAGGAACCGGGACCTCCACAGTACGCACGGAAATCCCCGGCTGCGGATGGTTGCAGGCGGAAAGCAATAACAGGCTTGCGATGGCAATGCGTTTCATCTAGTTTCTCCTTGCTGCGGCCTTGTGGCTGAGTGGTCTAAGGCAGGTTTGATTCCGCAGGGGTTAGAAGCCCCCGCCGTGGGTTCGAATCCCACCAAGAACCGCAGCACCCCTAAAGCCCTTTCGAGCGCAGCACCCCAGCTGGCGTCACACACTGATCGACCACGCCTTCCTTGCGCAGTGCATCGGCTTCGTCCTGCAAGTCTTCCGCTTCCGCTTCCGCGTCCTTCATGGCGTCTTCCAAAAGGCTCTGGCGTAGCTTGCCTTCATCGACAAGCTGCTGCATCCGGCGCGTCAGGGCATCCAGAGACGCTGCTGTTACGCTGTGCTGTGCTTCCGAGACTGCGAGAGTGTTGCGGAGGCGGTCATTCTCGCGATCCTTGGCCGCATTCGACCACAGGGCAATGCCGAGAGCGGCAAGCAGCGCGAAAACGACGCCTGCGAAGATACGGTTCACGATGGGACCGAAGAAAGCCTTAATCATCCCGTCACTCCTATATAAATCGCATACCCAAGACAGCCCAAGGCCAGCCCTATCACTGGGGCGGCGTACCATAGCCTAGTTCGTATCCGGCGCGAAATGGTTTTAGCGATCACCTGAAATCTCGCGCGCCTCATTCTCGGCGGCATCCGCCACCTGTTGCGCCGCTTCTTCACGTGACATGTTGGCTGATACGCCTTCTTTGCCCGCCTTGAATGACAAGCGACCGCCTGCAAGCACGATTACCACCAGCACAAGCAGCGCGACAGCCTGGACGCCCATCGCGATTGTCAGGGCATCGCCAAGCTTGTCGGCGTTCTGAAGCGCCAGTTCCTTGCATGCCATGACCGCGAAGTCAGGCCGACCGTCCACGTACTTCGATGCGCCAAGCATATCCGCACACCAATTCCGCGCCGACAGGATCTTGATAATCCATAGCGCCGCGCCGATTGTGAAAAGGCTGCTCACAAATACGGCGACCAGTGCCCATGTGCGGATCGAGTTGCGGATCGTCATGACAGATACAGCTTGCGCTCGGCTTCACGACGGCGGGTCAGGCCGCGCATAACCTTGCCATTTGCGCGGTTCCATCTGGGAAATTCTTTGGCCGCACCTGCATAGTCACCCGCGTTGTGCTTCTTCAGCAGCGTGGACTTTTCCAGATTGCCTTCACCCAGATTGTAGGCAAACGAGACAAGCGCCGCGAACTGGTTGTCAGTGGCCTTGGGTGCCAAGCGTTCTACAGCAGCTTCAAAGCGATCGGTGTCGTTGTCGAACAGATCATCGGCTTCTTCTTCCGTGACGCGATCTCCACGGCTCACGCCGCCCGTATGCCCCCATCCGATAGTCCACGGCTCACCGCCTGTCCCGGGGTCTGGATAGGCTTCCAACTCCAATCCCTCAAAGGACTTGATCAGACGCTCGCCTGCTGCGTTTATCTGGCGGCCCTTGGGTTTGGGTGGCCGAACCACGATAATGCCTTCAGCGGCGTCTATAGCAGTGTCCATGCTATCGACTTCGGCTTGCGTCAGACCACGTCCAAGAATGGCGCGTAATTCATCAAATATCGGCTTTCTGTCCACGTCACCTTACTCCCGTGTTTATGTTGCGAGCCCTGTCCTCAAGCAGCAGATCCACCTTTGCCTCCAAGCGCGCAAAGTCTGCCGTCAGATTGCTTTGTTCAAGCTTTTCCAGCCGCGATGTGTTGCGCTCCACCCGATCGGTCGTAATGGCCGATTGCCAGATCAACGTCCCCACCGAAATCAGCAGGGCCATGATGCTTGTTAGATTGGTAAGGTTGAAAGGGCTTTTCTTGGCTGACTGCTTCGCTTCCCATTGCTCAAGAAGCTGCTCGGCCATCCCGCGAAATACTATTTCCCTTTGTAGATCATTCCCGTCAGGCATGCGTTTTCTCCAGCCGTGACGGTTCGATCATCGGCCCATTGCGACCCAACGCCTTTAATGCCCGGTAACGTATTGTCATCAAAGGAAGCGTCAGCATAAGTTGTACTATCACGACAGACGTTATCACGCAAAAAGCAACGTACTGTTCTTCAGCCGGCAACCAGTAAAACCGCCATGCTATCGGGAACAGCAGGATGATTGCCGCCTCCCTCAGTAGCGGGCGCCCTCTGCGCACCATGCCTGCGTAGATGAAAACGATCACTAGAATGTCTAAGATGAAAAGGAGGTCGTACGTCACCGGCAGGCCAATCGTGTAGACAAGGCGCGCCACAACGTTACTCGCAACCAAAGCCCCTGCTGACGGTCCACCTTGGAAAGCGGTCCATGCAGCAAGGGCTAAGGCAACGTAAGACGCGTATGTCAGCGCCTCGATCATGTCAGTCCTTCTTGGACTTCTTGGTCTTTTTGGTTTTCGGGTTCTTCACGCTGCGACCCTCGGGGATATCTGGCGGGCTCGGGGGAGCGGGTGGCGGTGGAGGCGGTGGCAGGGCCATAATGTGTTTCCTTTACCAAAGTCTTGCCGCAGCCCAGAAACGTCGGTGACGCTCCAGGCTACTCACGATCCATAGCAGACCGATAGCGGCGAGAACAGTTTTCACTTGCGTGCCTTACGCGGTTTGGGCTTGTCCTTTTCCCAATACCGTTCTTCAGGAGGCGGACCACCGCACTCCATGTAATTATGCGTCGTAGGTTTGGGCTTCTGCATTACCATCCCCATGGGCCTAGTTCTGTCGTTTCATAGGTCATCTGGAAACGAATGTCAGCACCGCTGGAAAAGCCGGTTTTCGTGATGCCATCGAACTTGATAGCATATCCGCCAGCTTCCCCGCGTCCTTTTGTGAGAGCCGGCGTGCCGAAAGAGAAAGCAACATCGGCACAGGAGTCGAGACCAAAAACGTTGCGGATTACAAAGGGCAGGCCATCGATGGTGAACGCGCCCGATGCAGCGCCGTTGAGCGTCTGGATCGTGACGTAGCCCCACACAGTCACCGTGTTGCCGATGCGCACCCAGCGGCCTGTTTTCGTGCCGCTCCCGCTATCCCCTGCCGTGCCGCCGAACTTGGGAACGGGCGACCATGGCCCTTGATACTGACGCAACCCGCCATAAGCGATGCTCGGATCGGTAAACACGTCCGAGCCGGTCAGCTTGACCCCATTAAGGACGGGCAAGCCTTCGTAGCCGATCGAGTTGACCAGATCGCCGATAACCGCAGAATATCCGTTCTGGTTGTTGTGGTGGGCTACATCGACCTGAATGCGCGCATTCTTCGAATAGAGCAGCGGCACACTGGCCGAAACTGTCGTATCGAACTGGTAGAACTCGTTCTGCTGGTCCGGGCCTTCGGTGAATATGGTCGTGAAGGTTGCGCCTTCGGTGTAAATCCCGGTGAGGTTGGCAACGCCGTTCTTCGACATGAACATCACATCGCCAAGCTCGGCGCCGACATTCGTGCCCGTAATGTTGCAGTAGAAGTTGAAGATATGCGCGGTGCGCTTCAGGGCCGCTGCCGTCCACCAAGCATCGATCGTCGGTTCGGTGCCGTCATACCCACTAACCGCAGGATCGTAGACAGGAGCCTCGACAGGCTTCCAGAACGAAGCGCCGGAAATATCAATATCCGTGCCCGACAGATAGCCGATGAGACCGCGCCAATTGTGAAGGATGCGGCAGTAGATTTTAGCGTACCATGTCGCAGAACATCGCACGCCTACTGTAAATCCGCGAATAAGCACGTCGCTTGCGATCTTGCAGCTTTCCGCGCCCGCGAGGTTCACGCCCTTGCACGTCCAGTTGCCGTAAATCGTCAGGGCGGAAATCTGGACGTTCGAAACCTGCGTCTTGAGTCCGCTTGAGCTGTCTCCACCCTCTACCGTAGTGTCGTCGAGGCGAACGCCTGTATTATCGTAAGGGCATGTGTCGAGAGCGTATGTGGTAAAATCGTTGATATCGCAGAACAGTGCGCTACCCATGCGCTCGGTGCCAGATGCTACCCCTGCAATACCCGTGCGGACTGTCCAGTCGTTTGCACATCCCTGCCCGCGAAGGGAAAGGTTTGGAGCAAGCTTGATCTTGTCGGTGATGCGCCCGATGCCTTTGGGCAGGATTACCTCACCCGAAAAGCTTCCCTGCAATTCGGTTGCGCGGGTTCCGCCCTGCCAGATAAAAGGACACACAAAATCAATGGCGGCCTGAAGTGCAGCAGTGTTATCCGTTCCGTTGCCTGCCGCGCCCGTGCTGTCGGCCACAAACCCGAACCATGTTGCATAGACGGTCCCAAGCGCCCACGGACCCCTGCGAACATAACCGCCCGATGCGCCCGTGGTGTCGCTGGCAAAGGGGATGATTACGCTGTTCGTAGGATCTCGATCGACCCATGCAGAAAGGTCGCTGGATGAACGGTCGAAGTTATCGCCGCCAAGCGTGACCGTGCGAGGGCCGGATGCGCCGAGGTTGGCAACGTCGCTTTTTGCCGCTGTTGCGGTGACTTTTACCGAAAGGGCGGCAGTGGTCGCGGCTGCGTCAGCCTTGGTGGCTAATCCAGCTGCCAGCGAATCCGCAGAGATACCAATCGCATCGATAGCCTGCTTAACCCGCAAAGGGGTGACGCGCTTGGCATTGTCTGTTCCAGCCTCAGCCTCAGCTTGTGAAGCGAGAGGGGTTGCTGCATCGACGATCTGCGAAGGCGTAGCCTTTTGGACTGCACTACCCCGGTCTACTACAAACGCGTCGGTGTTGCTTACCGTAGAGGCGGCAGGAAGGTCGTCTGGTCGAATGGTCGCCATGCTATGCTATCCTGATAATTTTATTGCAAATGATAGTAGGCTGCACGTTGTTGTGCGCTTCGCCGCCGCCCTTGCTGGCGATGGTAATGCCGGTTGTGGCGCTGACCGTGCTGGCAGAAGTGACAGTGGTCGAAGAAGTGATACCCCCTTCCGCGCCGACATTGCCCTGTACCGTGGCGCGCTGATAGGAATGCGTGTGGCCGGGATCTGTAACCGAGTGATTGTGCGCTGGCATCTGCGCTTCAGTCAGAGTGTGCGTCTGGGCACCACCTGCCGCCCCCAAGGTAGACGATGACAGTGTGTTGAGGCGCGTCGTGGCAGGTGTAGCCATGCTTTCACGTCCAGCACCGATCCTGCCGCGGTAATCGGGAAGATTGAATGTCGTGGAACCGTCCCCTGCGCCTGCATTTGTTCCGATAACGGCAAACAGGGCAGCATACGTCGAACGGCTGACCTCTTGCCCCGCGGCGAACAGATAGTTTTCAGGGGGAGTTGAGCCCCAAAAGTCCACCACCACGCCGATAGGAATATTCGAACCACCTACGATCTGGCTTACCGTCGCCACGTCCGTGGGATTGGTCCCCGGTGCAACGTCGGTGATCTTGTTGCCATTCATCGGTAGATCGGCACGCATCCCGCCCTTACCGTCGCGGTCGAGGGAATTGCCCATGGCTTGCGCCAGGTCTTGCAGGGGTGGATTGTGCTGGCTGGGAAGAACGTCATCCCCAGTATTGACTATACTACCCGGGGGAAGATCATAGTCGCCGTTTGAATCTCTTGGCACAGGCCAAACTCCGCTTGCGTTGGAACACAAGCGCGTGAGGTAAATTCAACCGCGCAATTTCTCATGTGCTTGTTACATCAAAGGCGGTGTGCTAGCAATAGGGGCATGGAACCGGCTCCGAAACACACCATTGCGCAGATTGAGCAGGAACTGCAGCGCGCACGGTTCAGCGAACTGGATTCCGAGAAATATCTAAGGTCACGCCATGAGCGCAAAGCCCTTGAGCAAGCCTCCAAGACATACCGCCAGAAGGATCGCCAGCTAGCGTTTCTCGCAGGCTATCGGGCGGCATCCGATCGAATGGAATTCATGCTTGTGCCTTGGGCGGTGGCGGCGCTTGGAATTGTCGCCGTTCTTAACGCCTTCGCTTAGTAAGCAATCCTGTCCGTAGTTGCAGTGCTAAGGCCCATTCCAGCCCGGCGGCCCCACTTATCGCCCTGATTGGTCAGCGCTTCCACGATAGCGCGATACTCAGCATCCTGTGCCATCATGGACGACAGGGAATCAACCGCCCCTTGCGGGTTCTGATCGAGCAAGAGCGGGCCAAGGTCATCGGCAAGCGAACGATTGGCAGCAGCAGCCGCGGCTTCGCGCTTGTCCTTGAATACACGGTCAGCAATGCCCTTGCCGACAGTCAGCCAAGGACCACCTAGAGCGCCTGTCTCGACAATACCCATAGCGACATCGCCTCCCATGCCGTTCCGTTTCTTGAAGAACTCGTCGGCAATCTCGCGCTCGGCCGTGGCGCTATTACCAATCAGACGATTGGCGCTGCCGGCCAGTTGCAATTCAAGGTCGCGCTGCGTCAGTAAACGGGCAATGTCTGCATCTTCGCCATAGAGTGCCCCCATGCGCCCTTCCATGTTTGGCGTGTTCAATTGCCCCCATGGATTTGTGTTTCCGCGAAGGTTGCCCGCACGGCCCATTACTTCCGATTGAAAGCCAAGCTGCATCTGCTGGCGCTGTTCGGGCGTCAGGTTAGCAGTATCGACGCCAAGCTGATCAGGGCGGGTGTTGTAGGCCTCTGTCCCGCGCTGCATAAACGCGCGCTCTTGCGCTGGTCCTGCGAAAGCCTGACGGGCAGCAGCATAATCCGGGTTTGCGGCATCCATGCGGGAAAGAAGGTCATTCTTCATCTGCAACGCACGGCGGCCCGCAGGAGAAACCTTGCCTGAAATATCAGTGTTCGATTCAATGATATTGTCGAGCCCACGCTTGGCATAGTCGAGGGCCTGCCATGACGGTTGAGCCAGCACTACACTATCGCCAACACCCTGCAATCCAACTGCAGACGGATCCAGACCTTCATCAAGGACCTCGTTATATGCCTCACGCAAGGCCGCTTCAAAGGTCGGACGGTCAGCAAGGTCGCCAAGGTCCACCATCTCAGCGCCCGGGGCTGAATAGGCCGCGTCATACAACGGCCCTGCATTCGTGCGAGCCTGCTGCATCAGGTCGGCGCTGCGCTGCGGGATGTTCTCGACAGGGCCAAGGTCGCGCGCCACCGCTTCAGCCAGTCGATCGATTTGCCCTTGATTGCGGGTTGCCATGACCGAGCGCGCCGTGCCGGCCGTGGTAGGCGAGAAACGAGCAGCGGAACCGGCAAGAGACTGCAGTTCCGGCGAAGCATCGGCCAGCGTCATCGGCACACCAAGATCGCGCGCCTGCATTAAAGCCTGCGCAATGACGTCCTGATTATCCGCTTGGCGAACAGTCTGCGTGATAGCCTGCTGGCCTTCACTCAGTGCATTTTCAGGAGCGCGAAGCGAATTGATGCCGCGCCCCGCATACTTGCCCACCTGATCGCCCACGATAGACGAACCCAGACCGATCAGGGCGCCCGTTACAGGGTCTTCATCACTCAGAGCGCCGTATGTGGTCCCGTAGAGCGCATCGCCAAGGAAAGGTGCCGCACGCCCTACACCAGCTGCCGCAAGTCCTGTGCCCCCTAGAGCGGAGCCTACAGCGCCACCCAAGAAGTCACCGGCAAAGGCAGATTTGGGGTTGAGTTCCTGCGCAGCCTGAAGGCGCCGGCCAGCCAAAGCATCAGGAATGCCGAACGTGGCGCTGTTGATCGCTGATGTGGCGCCGGTGCCGAACGGGCTTGTGACGAAATCGTTTACCGCTTGTTCGCTGCCCGAGAGATCGCGCACCGCAGGCGGAACTTGTCCGGCCGCTTCAGGAGGTTGGCCTTCCGCCGCCATCTGGTTGAGGGCAGGAACAATGTCGCGATAGGCTTCGATATTAGGCGATGCCACGTCTGAGAATTGGTTATCGAGCCCCGCACGGAATTGCGCATAGCCGTCGGGCGTGATGTTGCCCCAGTTCTCGCGCAGATAGGCCGCGTGCCGATCCTGGTATTCCTGCGGCAGTTCTAGGCTTGTCTGTGTAGCACCCTGTCCTGCTGCAGTGGCGGGCTTGGGATCGCTCGGGTTGTAGCTGTTAAGGTATTCTTCCGAAGGCCCGACATATCCTTCAAGCGAGCCGTTCTCGCGGTAATACCTGTCCGAATCTTCAAGCGCAGCAAGCGCGCGGGTGTAGCGCTGGACAACTTCATCCATCGCATATTGGAATTGCGCATCAGATTGCGTCTGCTCAAGACCTGTGATCGTGCTTTGTAGCAATGCCAGTTCACGTTCGGAAACCGCACCCAAAGCACCGCCAGTAGGCGAAGCCTCACGCATCTTCTGCAAAGTCGTGAATGCCTGATTGGCTTTTATCGGCGCCAGAAGTTCACGCACATCCTGCGCTGCGCTACCACCTATCCCCAAAGCCGTCTCTGCGCCAAACCCTGTGGCAAACCAGTCGTTAGACCGCGCCTTAGCCTGCTTGGCTTTCTCGATGACCGTGCGCATGGTGGCCGCAGTCTCGCGAACCTGTGCGCGCTGCGCAGCCTCCAAGGCTGCCGATTCTTTATCCTTCTGAGCGACTTCAGCCGAATCCTTGTCTAACGCAATACGGTCCTTTTCCGCTTGGCGCATTGCATTGTCTTCGGTGATCTGCAGACGCCGACGCTCATTGCGCAGGCGCTCATCTTCGCGCGCCTGTTCGGCAGAGGCGTTCGGATTGGTCTGGAACACCGCGCCCTGTGCGGAAGCGGAACCAATGCGCGCCCAGCTGCCGTCTGCCTGCTGTTCGTAGGTGTAGCCCTGATAAGTCTTTGTCGGCATTACTTGCCCCTTAGAGCGCGAATGTTTTTGGACACATAATTGCGAGTTTCAGCGGGGGCATACCTTAGCCAATCATTGCCGTATTGGCGAATGAGATCGTCTACACGCCCCGGCCCTGCGTTATAGGCTCCCCACATCTTGCTAAGATCGCCGCCGTAGCGCTGCTCCATCTTGGCGCGATATTCACGGCCAAGGCGGTTCATGTCGTTTGCATCACTCGGATTGGCGGGGCGCAACCCAAACCCGGGGTCACGCGCAGTCGCAGGCATAACCTGCATGGCGAACATAGCCCCCGCAGGCGAGGTCACAGGCCGGCCGTTGGCATAGTTGCGGTTGTTGCTCTCGGTCTGAGCGGTGATGTTATCAAGCATTGAGCCGCTAGCGCCGAAAGGGATCAGGCGCGGACGCCTGACCTCCTTCCCCGAAGTCAAAGTCAGGGGGAAGCACTGCCGGGGGCTCACCACCCGGCTGCGCTCCAGATACCGGACCACCTCCTCCCTGCATTGCAGCGGCAAGACCAGATTGCCTGCCGGTATAACCATAGGTCGGACCCTGGAACGTCACGAACGGATCGGTTTCGTTCTGCAGGGCCGCGTCAAGCGTGCGATTCCATTCCGGCGAACCGGGCTGAATGCCGCGCGAGATCATAAGCTTTTCGATGTTGGTAGGAGCCGCCGCCTTTGGCCTACGTGCCGCATATTCCATGCCCGCGAATTCGCGCACGCCCTGACCCACATTCGGATCCATCAGCGCCCGGGCAATGGTGGCATCATCCACACCTCCAGCAGCGATAGCCTCTGCAAGCCCTCGATCGGCTTCCGCACCTGCAGCAAGAGCCTTATCCGCCTTGCGTGCCTCAAGGGCGCCAAGCACATTCTCGGCCACACGGCCCAAGCCCTGCGTCCAATTCTGGATAGGCGAAAAGTCACCTTGCGATCGGGCGATACCGCGCTCCCGCTGCATCATGGCCTGTTGCGGGGTCATCTTGAGCCCGCCGTGCCCCCAGACGAAGGCTTCAGGCGGCGCAAGAGCCTGTGCAACCGGATCGACTGCGGCCATTGCTGCTTGGGGGAGGATCATCAGAAACCTCCTCGAATAGCGGCCCCACCCAAGGAACCTGCAAGCCCGAACAGTCCTCCCAGCATACCGCCGCGGTTCTGCATCTGCGCATTATACTGCTGCATCTGGTTGTTGTAGTTGTTCTGGACCATACCGGAATAGTCCACACCGCCGACGCCGACCTGTGGAGTGGCGCCAGACATCTGGGCGGGGTTCGACACTTGCGACCCGGAGAGCAGCGCGGACAACTCATTAAGCGGCTGATTGCGCGTTGCGAGGGCTTCCGAAAATGCCTGATTGCGACCCGTAAGGGCAAGCTGGTTGTTCTGGTCGTTGAAGCCCTGCGTCTGACGGCCCATCTCCGCATCCCAAGCAGTTGTGCCCGGGCGGATACCCTGATTGATCAGCCTGTCGCGGAGAGCCGCTTCCTGCTGCGCCTGTTGCGGGGCAATGCGAGACTGGCTAAGGTCATAGGCCCAATCTGCTGCGTCCTGATTGTTGAAAGAGAACGGATCAGCCAAGGCTTCCGACACGCGGCCAGACTGTTCCTGTGCGATACCGGCAAGGTTCGTCTGTGCAGCCTGCGACTTGTCGAAGATCGCCTGCTGTTCGGGAGAAAACTCGGTTGTCTGGGTGTAGCGTGGAACCTCCACCCAATTCCCGAAGCTATCCTGGAATCGCGTGTTGCCGTTCTGCGTGTAGCTTGTCGTTCCCCAAGGATTGACCTGATCGGTCATGTTGAGGTTCTGCTGCGTGATGGCAGTTGACAGATTGAGGCCCGCTTGGGCCTGCGCTGTCGCTACTGGATCCGGGGGAGGGGGCGCTTTAGGTGTCTTCACTTGCTCGCTTTCCATTCACGGAAAGCGCGTGAAGTAAGGTTCAGCCGCGCTCGGTTGCCCTCTTGTTACCGAATTTCCAATCTTTTCGCAATACCCCGATAATCACGCCATCCCGGCCTTCCCCGTAATGGTCCCGAAGCACGCCTTCCACATCACCGCCAAGCCGCTTGGCATACTCCGCTACATCGGGTTGCTCGGTCGTGAATGTCATGCGCAGGCACCCCATCTGGTCGAACACATAAGACCCCACCGCCCGCAAAAAGCCGCGTGTCCAGCAAGACCCTGCTGCCGAGACATGCACGTCCGCGCCTTCGAACTGGTTGAAAATGACCCCGCCGACCAATGCGCCATCGCGCTCAAGGCCGAGTGCAGTAAAGGGAGGACAGAGAGCAAAGCCTAGCCGTTGAGATACGAACTGGGCAACGTGGTCGCCTGTTACGATCAAGTCACCGCCTCTGCCGTGTTGTAGAGAATATCGATGTCGATCAATTCTACGTCCAGAGGCGCAGGGGCTCCGCTGGTCACCTGGTAGCAGGGCGCAATCGAATATCCCACTGCCCCTGCCGATCGCCATTCCTGATTAATAACGCTCGGCACCGCAGCACCCCACGTCGCCTCACCCCAAACGGCTGCGCCCCAAGTGTTGGAAGCGAACACGCCCGTCGCATCGGGAGCGGGAGGAAGGTCCACGTTGTAATCGGCCAGCAGGGAAACATTGTCCACGATCTCGGTCGAGGCACGCACGCGAGCCCGGGCCATCTTGCCAACCTTGGCACCGGCCGAAAACTCAAGGTCATCGAACAGCGGCACAACGGCACCGGAATAGGTTTCCCCGTCGTCCTGCCCGCCAACCTCGGCCTGATATACCTTGCCGCCCGTGGATCCGAAATAAAGTTGCCCGCGGAACACTGCCAGAGAAAGTCCCTGCCAGTTGGTATAGCGTGCCCATGCGCCTGTTTCAGTGTTCGAAATGAACATGACGGGATCGCTGGAGCCGATCATGTCGGGCAAAGCAATCGCGGCCAATTTCTTTTCGGGCCAGATCATGCACTGCCAGTTCTGCTGTCCACGCAGTTGCACGGCTTCAGTCCATGCATCGGCGATCTTGTAACTGATCGTGCCCACGTTGAGCGCAGTCACATCCAGCGAAATAGCCTTCGACAAGGGAACAAGACCGACAGACGTGGCGATGGCCAAGTCACCGCCGCCGCGAAGGTAGGCGCGTTTCCCGAGCGGGTTTCCAATCCGATAGACCCCCACCAGCGACCACGTTGAAGGTTCATCGGGTGACGTGCCCTGATAAATTGCGACCTCGCCTTCAGACGACACGAAGATGTTCTGTTCGGAAAGGCCGCCGGACCCGCCCGCTTCAAGCGACCAGCGTTGTCCGAACATGAGATAGCCGCCATTGGCGAAAATGCCGCCCATAGGGAACGCGCTTGCCGTGCCGCCAATCTGATCGACAGGCAGATACCAAGCCGTCAGGCTATCGTTCTGGGTGAAATACAGGCGGTTCTTGTAGGACCACACGAAAGACATATCGGCAGACGTGTAAGCGCCAAAATCCATGCCCGGAGCCGCAATTACCGGATCACCGATAACATCAGCAACGCCAGTGGTCGCGCCGGTCAGTTCTTCATCGTCTTCAAATGTGCCTGTGACATCGATCAGGAACAGTTGGCCCGTCGTATCGGTCGCAGACTTCTGCTGCCATAGCGTGCCTGTGGCCCCGCTTGTGCCGCCCGTAATAACCTCGCCCGGCGTGAAATCATCGGTCAGGCCGTCATAATTGACCTGTGTCGTGCCGCCCACGACGTTCGGGTAGAAGTTGGTCCCGTCATAGATGAAGCCGATGTCCGATCCATTTACGCCAACAAGGAATATCCCGCCCGTGGTGGCAAACTGGATAACGGACCAATCGCCCGACGTGTAGCCAGTGGCGCGGTCCAGTCCTTCGGTCGAACTCCATCCGATTATATTGCCCAGATCGTCAACCAGTGCATCGCCATCGCCGTCGGTAATGTCGAGCGCTTCAGGGAATATCACATCCGAAATGTCATAGATCGTGCTTGCATTGGCAGCAAACAGGCTTTCATTTGTGCCATTGTCATAGGTAAACAGCGCCTGCACATCCAGCGTGTCATTCTCAAGCGTGGCGTAACGTGCTTTCCCGCGGCGAAAGGCCACACCAGTTGCACGGGGGAAGAAGTTGTCCAACACCGCAGCGCCAGGGCCTTCGATCGACTTGGGATCAGAAAGCATCCTGTTGGAAACCCAGCCGGCCACAGGGGCGGGCCATTTACGGGTTTGGGCTTGGCGGGGCTTAGGCCGCGACTGGCGGCGTGCGTACACCATCAGCCGACGGGCCAGTAGTTAGCGCCCTGTCCAAGTTCCCAAGGATAGGCCGGATGCGTACCGGGGATACCGCGGGCGCCATTGCGACGGATAACCACAGGGCCGCCCGACTTGGCAGCGTATTCGTCCAGAGCCTTGATGAATGCCTCTTGGTCGCCAGTGGAATCAAGTTTCTTATTCTCCCTCCACCTCCACACGAGGCCCAGCGTCAGCAGGCGTTCGGGCAGCAGGAACTCATCGCGGTCATCGGTGAATTCCTCTTTCGTGTTGGTTGAGAAATCCCGCACGATGTTCTTCGTGATGTAAGGGAATTTGGCCTGCGCATCCGTTGCAGGAGCAGGCGAGAAACGCATCAAATTGCCGTAGATGATCCAGCCACCCGGCAGTGCATTGAAGTTGCGCGCTTCATCATACAAGAACGTGTCGAGGTCCTGATAGTGGAAATATCCCCAAGCCCAATTCGTATAGTCCTGAATGGCACCCTTGACGGGAAAGCGACTGTAATCGGTCGGCAGATCGAAATCGGTTGCCACGCCATCGCCCGTCACCGTGCCTATGCGGACAAGTTCCTGCCAATCCTGATACTGGGCAATGTCCTGCGCCACCTCGTTAACAAGGTCGGTCAATTCAAGTTCGAACTGACCCTTGGCGCCAAAGAACGTATTGGGCTTGCGACCCACTAGCCTGATACTAGCCTTTTGGAGGGCCGCAAGCACCGTCATTTAAGCAGCCTTTGCAGCGCGAAGTTCGCGCAAGGAGTTTTCAAGTGTCGAGCGCGAAGGAGTTCCGCGGGGTTTGGATCCGGCAAGCTTCCCGATCTCTTCCTTGATTGCCTCGTCGCTCATATCCGCAAACTCCGCATCGGAAGCAGCCACCGCCGCATCCATCTCTGCATCAGTAGGCAATTCGGCGGGAATGTCCACCTTCGAACCATTGGCTTCCAGTTCGGCAATGCGAGCCTTCAGGGCTTCGACTTCCGACATGGCGCTGACAGAAGATTGGCGCTCGGCCATGAACTGACGGGCCGCGTCCTTTAGCCGATTGCCGTTCATACCGAGCGCCTTGAGACCCGCACCCTCTAGAGCATACAGGGCCTCAACCGAATAAATCTTGAGCGCGCGGCAGACCGAAACCATCGATTCCGAGATGCCATAGGGGCGCAGCATTTCCAGCGGCGTGCCTAGCGCCTGCTGCGTGTCGCCGTTGTGATAGGTGGCGTATTGTTCAGGCCAGCGTTCGGCATAGGTAATCGCCCTATTGCCTTCGCGGCGCCAGACTTCATCCGAGGGAAACACCTTCACATCGCGCGCGCCGGCAATGCGGACTTCGACCACTTCGCGAGTTTTCATCACGAGGTGGCCTTCGCGTTCCGAGGCGTTGATGTCTTCGACCTGGATGACCTTGAACATGGGAGTGACCTGAAGGTCACGTTCGTCGATAAGTACGGCTTCAGTCATGGATGGACGCTCCAATTAGAGAAAATAACGGGGGAAGCCGAAACCTCCCCCGCGTGACGATCAAAGTGTTGAGCCCTTCTTGGCCCAAAAGTAATCGCCGGACGTTACGCCTGCAATCGGAGCGTAGAAACCGCCCGCGCCTGCAGCCGCAGTGTAGGCAGGAACCGTGATCGATACCTGCGTGCCCGGAGCCGATGCTGCTGCGACGTTTGCCGAGGCGCGAACCCAGACATAATCGAAGCCATCATCGCCGGTTTCCCGCGTGCCCACGACGGGGCTGACGAGATCCGGGTTATCGTACCAGACTTCGCCCGGAGTGACCTGTTGGTGCAGATCGGGGCCAAGCTGGCCAGTGGTGCGGAAAGGTGAAGTAACCATTTTTCAATCCTCTCGGTTAGGCCGTGATGGCGCGATAGGTGAAGAGCGGGTTTTCGAGGACAAGCTGTCCCGTCCATACCACACCCTGAGCCACCGCATCCTGGTTGATCGGACGCATACCGTTGCCCGGATGGAAAGGAACGAATTCCTGACCCGGGAAGGTGTAGATCGACATGCCCTTGGTATCGATACCGAAGAAGGTATTCTCCGGCATGACGTTGCCGATACCGCCAGCTGCCACGACATCGACGATGCCTGCGCCAGTGACGATCGACATGCCCTGGAAGCCGAGACGCGCGAGGCGTTCCGAAGCCAGCCGCTGATGAGCGACAAAGGCCGAAGAGATGACTTCGTAGGACTTGGCATCCGCGATGATCAAGTCGGGATAACGACCGCCGCGCGAGCGCTGCAGGGTAATCCGTTCGATGATCTGGCGAGCCGTGGTGCTGTCGAACGTGGTGAAGCCCGAGACATCGCCTGCCGGGATGTCGAAGGTCGAGGTACGCCAGTTAGGAACTGTTGCACGATCGATTCCGCCATAAACGCCCGTGTTGGTCACGGTCGGGATAGCAGCACCCCAGCCGATCATCTGGCGACCGCCGTCGGCAGTGCCATCGCCCACGATACCTTCTTCGAAGGCTTCCTTCACGGACTGCTCTGCAGCATCCATGTAGGTTTCCATGAGATCGATGACTTCATCTTCGCCGCTGTTGTAAAGCAGTTCGGTGCCAGTAAGCGAGAACATGCCGACACACCGCGACCAGTTGAAGACTGCCGAGTTCAGCAGCTCCTTGGGCGTGATCTGCAGCTTGTCATAGCCGGTGAACCACTGTGCATCCAGCTTGTCGAACATGATCGGAACACGAAGTTCCGGCCCGCCGGCAGTTTTCATCTTGATGCGATTCTGGTCCCGCAGGATGCGAGTCAGTGGAGTGGAGTTGTAGACGATATTCTGCACATCGCGCGAACGACGTGCAACCGAGGCAGTCAGAATCTGCCCGTAGTTACGATCTGAAACGATAGGCATGTCCTATCCCCTCTTAGCTTGCACGACGCCTGCGCATTTCCTCGCGTAGGATGTCGCGTGTTGGGCCGCTGCGGTCGGGTTCGAGATCGGGTGATGCTGACCCCGGCGCAGATTTGATGGATTTCGTGCCGCTGAGGTCATCAACGCGGGCATCTGCGTCAGGGTTTGCCTGTGAGGCGGGCTGTTCGACATTCGAAGGAGGGTTAAGCCTCTCAGCCATGTCGTAAGCCGCTGCCAGTCGGTCAGGCGCACTCAAGCTAGAAGGCACCATACCAGAACGAAGTATTTTATCAATAGCCCCTTGCAATTCATTGTAGCGCGGATGCTCGGCCTTGAATGGTTCGATGACATTCTGGGCCGTCTGCTGAATCTGCATCTCGTAAATCTGGCGCTGCAGTGCCTCAACCTGAGGGTCAGCCTGCTGCTCTTGCTGCTGCGGACGTTGTGCTACCATCTGTTGATACTTGTCATCCGGCTGCTGAGCGATGAATGCAGCCACTTCGCGCAGAGAGGGCGCCGTTCCGTCAGCGCGACGGGGGCCAATCTCCTGCAGGATAGCGTTCAAGCCCGCAATCGGGTTGGATTGCATCAGATTCTCAATCTCGTTGAGCTTCGTCAGGCTCTCGGTCAGATCGCGCCCGTTCGTCTGTGCCAGTTCATCGAACTCGCGCAGGGATTCGTAGCGTTCCGTAGCCTTCTGATACTGCTGCACCTGCGTTTCGTATTCGCGAGCCATGTTGTCGATGTCGCGCTGCACAGGGCGCGGAACATTGAGCCACTTTTCGCGCGCATCGGGCAGGAAGTTCTTCGGCGGCTGATAATGCCCGGGCTTGTCTTCAGTCTTGCCTTCAGCACGCCCCTTGTCACCCTCTACATCGTCGGGCTTGGCCGCTGCCTTTTCCTTGTGTTCGGCGTTGTCTTTATCGCCCTGCTGCGCCTTTCCTTCGGTCTCGCCATCTTCGTCCCCATCGGTTCCCTTGGCGGCGTCGGCGTCATCTTTGGCAGGCTCCTTTGCGGGCTTTTCAGCTTTCTCAGGCTTCTCCGGCTTTTCAGTTTTGTTGCGGCCTTCGTCCTTCTTCAGTTCGTCGGCCAGCGTATCGCGCAGAGAGGTTTCCTCCTTGCCATCTTCGGCAGGCGGATTAACAACGCCCCCACCGGACGGGCTGGAAGGCGTGGTTTCCTCAAGGTTGGTCGAAACAGTCTCAATATCGGCTAGATCGGTCATGGTGTATCCCCGGTAACAACGGGCGGAACGCGGCCCTCTTTGACATCCTGGATCCCGGCGCGGATGTCGTCACGCCGTTTGCGTCGGTCGAATTCCGGCGCCTTGAAAGCGGGCAATTCATCCCGCCCCAACTCTTCGAACTTTTCGCCGCGGGAATTACCCTCTGGCGTGCAGCTGTGGCGATACGATGCGAGACTGGTGTGCATCTTACCGTCTGGCCCCATGGTCGGCTCTATGCTGTCCGATATGATCCTTGGCGCACTGATAAGACGCGAAGCACCGGCCCCGCATTCGCATTCCTGACGATCTTCAAAGGACGCAAGCGGAACGAACCGTTCGAAACGATGATAGTTCTCGCACAAAAAATCGTACAACGGAATGACAGCCTCCTATTTGCTGGCGGTCTTGGTCTGACCTTCCTTCTTTTCCTCTTCGACGGGCTTACCCTTCTCATCGAAGCGCGGGTCCATCGTCTTCATGCGATCGGCAAGGCCGTTGTCGTCGTTGTCGATCTTTTCCTGTTCTTTCTTCGTAGTCATGTCAGTTCCTTTCATTTTCCGTCGCAAGTTATGTAACTGGTGTCGCAATGTCGCTTCCAGACAGGTCGCTGAACTGCTGGGCCTGCTGATAGGACATGCCAGTATCGACCAGACGACGGACAAGCCCCGGCATTATTCAGCCCTGTCAGCCTCGATCTGCGCCACGGTTTCCACCGCGACATCGGGCACCATGCTATGCGCGGCAAGCTTCGGCGCGTCGGTCGCGCCTTCAGCGTCGATCTGGCCAGCCAGTTCCGCGGCAAGCGAAGGGACCATGCCCAGTTCACGAAGACGGTCGGCATTGCCTTCCTGCGCTTCGATCTGTGCCGCCATTTCCACAGCCATCGGGCCTGTTACGCCCAGAGCCATCAATCTTTCTGCATTCGCCATGTCACTCAGTCCTTATGCGGGTGTGTAATTATTGAGAACGAACGGAACGCCGCCGCTTTCCACGATGGTAATGGGATAACCGCCTTCATCGACCACTTCGGCAGGAGGTGCGCCGTCATCTACAGGCGTAACGGGATAGCCCCCGCTTTCAACTATGGTGACGTTCATCAATCGTCCTCCATCTCGGTTTCGGGCGGCTCCATAACCTCCCGCACCTCTTGGCGATCGGCCCGTGCAGCCTGCCTTGCGTCATTGGCGATGGCGCGCTGTTCCTGGCTGCGCTTGATCTCAATGTCCGACAGCGAACGGAACTCGTCAAGCTGCGCGGTGTCGATAGCTATTCCAGCCTCGGACATGGCCTTCATGGTCTGTGCCCGCAGCAGATCGACATTGGCCAACGCTTCCTGCGCCTTGATTCCCATTGCATCCGCATCCTGCTGCAGTTTGACCATCTTGGCCTGAGCGTCCGCCTGATCCTTCTGCGCCTTTACCTGCAATTCAGCGAACTTGCGTTGGTTTTCAGCCTGCTTGAGCGCGCTATCGGCCTCGACCTTGGCCATCTGAGCCTTGGCCTTTTCCATCTCGGCTTCAGCCAGTGCCGCAACGCCCTGCTGATCTTCACCTTCACCCTGTCCTGCCATCATCGCAGGCGCCTGCTTCACGAAGTCGTCAATCGCCGTGTCCATCTGCCGGCCGACGCGATAGGGCGCCAGCACGAACTTCATCAACTCACCCGCAAGCTTGGCCCCGGGCTCACCCATGCCAGCCAGCCCCATAAGCCCCTGCGTGGCGCTGTTGAACGCCCCCATGAACTCGTTGCGGGCCTGTTTCTCGGCAATCTCATCCACCATGATAGTGGAATCGGTCTCGATCTCGAAGGCAAACGAGCGCGCCCGGTCATCGCGCAGCAGGTCCACCACGTCATCGATCGGCACAAGGTTCTCGGCTTCTTCGAACATCGGCGCATAGCGGGAGACAATCTCCTGTTGCGCCTGTTGAAGCATCTGCTGGGCCTGTGCAGGATCCATGTCCTGCCCGCCTTCCATGGCCTTGTCAGCCAGCGCCTTCATTTCCTTTTCGGCGGCGCTTTCAATCTCCTTAAGCCGCTTTTCGATGTCCTTGCGTGTCGGCAATTCCATCTGCGACATGGCAAGCAGCGTGTCACCGTCGAACTTTTCGGCCAGTATCTCCGATGCGATCTTGACCGCTTCAGCCGCAATCCGCTGCATCTCGTCGATCTTTTGGCGCACACGCACAGAACCGAACTGCGCCTTCAACTGCTGGGCGCCAAGCGTTTCTTCCGCCTGTGTCGCACCGCGCATGATGTCCGATATTCCGGAAAGCTGGTAGAAGTCTTCGATCAGCTGGCGGCGGGCTTCGATCAGGCCCGTAATGGCGGCGGCGATCTGGTCGAGTGGCAACCATTGCACTACTGCGGCGCCCTCCATCATGGCAGCGCCAGGAACACCGATAACGATGCTGTCGTCATCCGAGCGCATAACCTGGTGGATGGCGTCTGCAATGTCCCCTCCTGCAGGGATAAGGCCCTTCATCTTGACCTGATCAAGCAGCAGGTAAATGCGCGCCGTCAGCGTGTTGATCTTGGCGAACATGCCTGAATAGCGTTCGAAGTCGGGCACAGGAATAAGGCTACGCCGCTGCAGCGTGCCATAGGCTGGCCGTGGGCAGGGGAAGAACTCATCAAGCTTCAGGTGGGGCTCACCATCGTCCAGATAGACATCCAGACCCTCAGTAACCCAGTAAACGCGGTTGTTGGCCTTGTGCCAGACCTCCCACACACGCGCCTTGGCAGTCATTGCCTTTTCGTCGCGGTTGTCCACGTCGCGGCGCTCAAGGAACTTGATGGTGTCCATCTGGTCTTCAGTCAGACCCTTGAACCGCTCCTTGATCTCTTCACGAGACATCCAGAAACCGCCAGCCACCCAGCCGACGGCAGACCACTTGCGGGCCACGTCATGCAGGAAGTCATCGCGATCGAGGTGTTCTACACAGACGCGCTTTCCATCGTCGCTCTCATACCGCAGCCACATGACACCGCGGCCGGAGAACAGCAGGTCATCGCGCACCGACTGCATCACATCGTCAATGCCAGTCTTCTTGAAGGTCGATACCGCCGCACGCTCAAGCAATTCAGCCGTGGTTGACTTCAGACGGCCACCATCCTTGAAGATCGGCGCAATCGCAGGAACAGGCGGGCGCGCATACACTGCAGGTTTCAGCACTTCCGACGATGACCAGAACAGGTCCATCTGTGCATCTTTCCAGCTGGATCCGCCATAATCGGTCATCAGGGTTTCATAGGACGATCCGTGGCGCGAGTAGATGTCATCGATACCGTGGCAGGTGGCGTCCCATTCCTTGAACGCGTCCTGCGAGCGCTTGAGGGCCTGCAGGATAGGCGCGGAGGCTTTCTCGCGCGTCTGCTCAGGCGTGCCGGTGAAGTCTTGGGTGCTGTCCATCACTATGCCTTACCGCCTCATCCTCAATGGCGGGGCGATAACACCATCCGCCACGACGCGCGGCGGTGCCCCCGGTTTAGGTTTCTCGTCTTCAGGTGTCTTACCGAAATCCATCTTCGCAATCAACTGTCCTGCCAAACCCAGCGCATCGACCTGATCGTCGTGACTGCCGACGGGGAAAGACATCATCTCGGAAATGAGTGTTGGCAACCATGGCGCACCACGGGGAACGTGCAGCCCCTGCATTGCCATGCGCCCACGAATGGACTGGGCTCGCACCGCTTTGTCGCCGCGTGTCGGGAACTGCTCGCGGGCCACGTAAGCCTCAGTCTCAAGCATCCGCTTCACCAGGAACGGGCCAACGCCCGACTTGATCTGCCCGGTTTCCTCTGCCCATCCTATCGGCTTCCACTGCTTCACCAACGCACACAGGCTATCCACCCATACATCGGACGATGCCTGTTGCCGCCATAGGTCAAGCAGCCACAAGCGGCCCGTGTGATCTATCCCCATGACGACATGCACCGTGTAATCGCCGCCGTTTGCGGTCACGGCATAATCGGATGCACCGAATATCTGCATGGTCTGGAGAGGTGGAACAGCATCTTCCTCGATAATCCATTCGCGCTTGAAGTAGTCGCCTGTGTCGGGGGCTGGTCGCTGTTGGTAGAGGGCATTCCATGTACGGGGCATCCGCTCGAACGGAGCCCAATGCTCAGGACCGAACCATTCTGGCCAGATATACTCACCCGGCAAACGCCCAAGCATGTCGTCGTGACGCTCAGCCTTGGCAGGAATGCAGATAACTTCCCACGTCTCGCCATCACGGCACTCAATCATGCCGCTTTCGCCATTCCATCCTTCAGGCAGGATAGAGCCAGCAAGGTCCATTTCATGCCAGCGCGTTTGCGTAATCATCACGCTCCCACCGGGCTTCAAGCGGGTTAGAACATCATCATCGTATGCATCGCGGGTGTTCTTCCGAATTGTTTCCGAATCCGCGTCACGTCGCCCGCGAATGGGATCGTCAATACATACGAAATCTGCACGGTTCCCGGTTATGCCAGAAAGAATGCCGCCAGCCATGAATTCAGATTCATTCAACAAGGCCCACTCATCAGCGGCGCTACTCTCTTTCGATAAACTGGTGGAGAATAGATTTTCGAACTTCTTCTGCTTGGTTATCGCCCTCATTCGGCGGCCAAACTTCTTAGCTATGTCGCTGGCATAGCTGACATTGATAACCTTGTACCCCTCTTGCCTACCCAGCGCCCATGTTGATGACACGACCGTTGCGTATGTCGACTTCGCACTACCAGGGGGCAGGAACAGCATCGTTCGCCCACGGTGGCGCTCTATGCACCGCTGTGTGGCGTTCAGGATGATTTCGTGATGCTCGGCTAGAACAGTTTCGACCGGTTTGAATGTCTCGCAGTCGGGATCGTCTTCAGTGACAGGTGCGCCGGGAACATCGATATAGCGGGCATAATCAACAAGGCTGGATCTGGCGCGGCGGCGGCGCAGGAGTTCCGTTGCAGCCTCCTGCTGAGTTATCGTCACCGCCCGGTTGCCAGCTTTGCCAGTTCGTCGTCTGACAGTTCAGTGGCTTTGCTGAATGCGACCTCGCCCGTGTGTTCGATTGACTGTGGAGCCCTACCGTAACCACGATCAAGCAGCGCGTTTGCTGCACTCACCCTAGCAGCCTCGCTCTCACCAGAAACCGCAATCTGCACAAGTGTCTCTATGGCGGATTCCGTGTGTTCCCGCGCTATCTCAGCAAGGCTAGCACCCGCTTCGCGTGTCAGCTTGTCCTTAGCCCCTTTAGGCCTACCGGCACCGGGACGCTTACCCCCGTGCGCCATCTTGATTTCCTTTGAAAAAAATCATGTGCAGGATTTTAGGGGTCGAAGCCATACTGCCCTATCTAGCCTGTATTGCCTTTGTGGGCAAGTGGGGTTTGGGTTATGGGTGCGCGATGAATGCCAAACACCAAAGACCAATCAATGTCGGCCACCTTGCGCTTGTAGCAACAGCTTCCCCATCCTCGCGTGTATTCGTGGGTTATGATAACATCGCTATCGCTAAGGCCCGCAGGTCTCTGGCACGGTACGGCTTCATAGTCACCCATCACCCCTTCTCCGCTCTAACGCGCTTGATTGCGGAACCGCCCTTGAATGCTTTACGCATTTCGTTTGCCGTAAAGCGTATGTTTGTTTCTTCTGGATCGAACTTGCCGCAGTAGCCTTCAATCCACTTATCGAACTCTTCATCCAAAGCATCGGGCTTAGGCTCTAGTTCTGCGAGGATGGCTTTTGCGTGATCGTGATACACTCCGCTCGACCACTGCATTAGCGCACCTTTGGCCAATGCCTTTACCGACTGCATGAACTCCGGCGAAGGCGCATTGGCGGGCTTTGTGGTGCGGTTGCGGATTTGCCACGAAGGATCGTCACCGCGCCCGGTACTGCTGAAATACGGAGCATACATGCTTTCAGGGATTCCGTCTAAACGATACTCACCATCGGCATCGGCACACTCCCAACCGCGACTTTTAGTTACACTAACAACCCTGCCATCATCATGCACGGCCTCAAGCGGTGCGTTCCAGTCTATCTCGGTCATTGTTATGCCTCTACGATCTTGAGTTTCTTGATAATTTCCTTGGCGTATTCGCGCGCCATTTCCTCACCGAGACTTTTCTTGCCTGCCCAATTACTAGGCTCCCCGCCGCATCCAACGCCCCACATCATGGCATCGTGAACCAGTTCCGCTACGCTCTCAACCAACGGATCAACCGGCCTCCGCTCTGCCACGATTGCCTCACACTCCCTGACATCGGTTATGGATGCTACGCCGTTAGAGGCTATGCGTTCGATGATTGCCATGAGGCGGGTGTCGTCGGGCTTTGCTTCGGTGGTGGCTTTGGGTTTGTAGCCTATGACGCGCGAACCACGACGCGCGTTCCAATACCACTCCCCAAGATTAGGCCACTCATCCCTGCGCCCCTTCTGCTCGAACGCGCTTGATTGTCTCCATGTGGCCGCCGCGTTCGATAGCGTCTGCGGCATCTGAAACGGCGTTAGCGTGATAACCTTCGTCTATCTCGGTGTAATAGACCGCCTGCCTTATCAACCACGCCACGATTGCCGCGCGCTCTGTCATGCGGTGGGCTGCAACCTCGCGGTATGCGTACTCAAAGTCAGGCGCGGCTGGATCATCGCACATGATGCAATCAACCAACTCACGATCCGCCTGGATCACCTCTTGGTCGATTGTTTTAGTCATGGGTGAGTTCCAATGCTGGGCTGCTCCTTCAAGACGCTCCTGCGAAGTTGGCCAAGTGTTGCAGCTACAACGGGTCCGCCCTTGTGCTCTCCGGGAGGCGGTGCGAGACAAAGCTGGACAAGCTCGCTGTCGGGCCATTCGGTAAACTCTGAAAGAAGGTGCTCTAATGGTGACTTGCTCATCACTGCTTCTCCGCCCTGTGCTTGCGTACTCTGCCGTCATGGAACCAGCCATCCCTCAAGCCCTCCATGAGGATCGAAATAGGCCCTGTGACGGGTCTGGACCCATCCTCCCATCTGCGCACGGTTCTGCCATCAGATATGCGCAGGAGGTCAGCGAGGGCATTTTGAGAATACCCTGCACCGTTTCGGATTGCTTTGAACTCTGTGGGAGTCATTTCCTTAAAATCCTGTCGATTGCGTCACGAGCGCCACGAGAACCTGCAAGTTGCGTTACGCACACGCCGTCTTTTACCACATCCCAGACGACTGGATTGCGATTATATATCAAATACCCGCGGTATTCTTTGGGCTCTACGTCTGTCACATAATCAAGCGGCCCATACTCTGGGCGCCCATCTTTGTGCCAAGGGTTCTTGTAGGTGGCCATCAGATCGAGCCCCCGCGACGAAAAAAGAGAACCCAACGCTTTGCGGCGCCTGCTGCCTTGGCACGGGTTGCGACTGTGCCAGACTTGAGAACTTTGCTAACACCGCGACCGAGTTCTTCACTCCATTCGGTTGCGGTAACGGCCCAAGTGAAGCCTGCTTCGTTCTTCGTAGTGGTCCATCCGTAAGTCATTTTCAATTTCCCTTGTCTGGTGGGGCAGTGCCCCGTTTCGTTAAGTCCGTTCTAGGGCCATTGTTCCGCCTTGTAAAGAGGAAAATGCACCATCCCGAAAATTATTCGACGCGCTTGAATTGCTCACCCATGCCTAACACTCCTGACTGCCGCTCTCGCCATCCTTCTGGCGCGTTCAAGGCGCATATGCTCGTCACGGGCTGCGCAGTGGTAGAAGTGGTGGGCTGTGAACGTCTGGCCGTAGAAGTTAGGGCCGGCCCACGAAAGTTCGCTGTAGAGGCTCATGTCCCACCCTCCTGCACGTATTCGATTTGCTCAATCAGATGTTCAAGGCGCGCAATCAGGTCGCGCTTGCGAGACTTAGTGAACTTGCGGTCTGCGAGCATGAAAACAACGTCTTGCTCAGCGGCGGTCATCTGCGACCATATACCGCGCAGGGTCCATAGTTTTTCATCATCCATCACTGCTTCTCCGCCCTGTGCTTGCGTACTCTGCCGCGATCTGCCCGCTTGCGAGCCCGATCAAATATCCTGCGATATTCCGCCGAAAGCGCATACCGTTCGGCTGGTATCTCTTCCAGCCTTTGCGCCTCATCTTCGGTCAATGTGTCGCGCCAATCAGGCATTGCCGATCTTCTGCATGTCCGCAAGATCTACGCTTTCGCTGTAGTATCCGTTACTCTCACCTAGCCAGCGCAAGGTCACATGGCCCTTGATGGTGCCAAGCTTGTAGAACGTCCACGTCCAGCTATCGGCATATTCAGGCGGATCGTCTTCGCTGTTTGTGACACATTCCGCCTCGAGGATAGGTGAGCCAATCAGATCCGCTATGTCGCCAGCGGTATCCTCAAGCCTGACATGCTCGCAGCAATCCTGTGTGTGATACATACGGAAGCGCTCTACGCCATTTTCGTAGAACTTGATTTCATCCGAGCCATCTTCCGCACCTTCGATTTTATCGAACACGCATCCGAGCATGGTGGAAATCTCAGCTTCCTTATCCCAAAGATTCCAAGACATATTTTTTTCTCCTTGTCCGCCACAATAAGCGGATTTCCACCTATGTCAAGCGGACAATTATTCCGCCCGGCGAATCGCGACCACATCGCCCGCGTGTTCGATCACGTTGCCTGCTTCATCTCTCTGCCATTTCCACCGCGTGGTTGCTACAGGCCATGGCGTAGGGTCGCAGTGGCCAGCGCGTATTTGCACGTACAGGTTTGTGCCCATGCTTTTCGGAGGTGATCGATGCCCGCTTATCTTTGTGTATCCGGGGGCCGGCACTGGTCTCTTTTCCATTCTGCGTCTCCTTTGGACATAGCCCATACCCCCGTCGAGGTGCTACCTTACCGATAGCGACGGATCACCTGAACCTTTAGCCTCGTTTATTCCGAACCTGCCTTTTGCCCTTCCGGGATCGTGGCCAGCGATAGTCTCGACCGTTTAGAGCGTCGTCCTCGATTTCACTCTTGCGAGCGGCATTACGTGGTTCGGCCATGCCTTAGCGCGGTTCACGCATCGGCGGTGCGGGGGTAAACACCCGAGGCATCCCTTGTCACAGGCAAAAGAACCCCTGGAGCCGCTTTTACGTGGCACTCAACACGTTGTGACCGATTGCACTTTGCCGGAAAAACTCGGCGCACGTGGTCGATCAAGGCAGCTTTTTGGGTGGATTAGGCCAAGCGCCAATTCGAACCTTGCATTGTCCGATTGCGGGGCCTATAAGGGGCTTGTTCAAAGCAATCGGGCCGGGCGCTTCCACCAGCGTTCCGGCCCAAACTTTATGCGCTATCCTGATTTGGATTGCAAGCCCCTTACTGCTCGCTTGCGCGCACGATCAAAGATGCGGCGATGTTCACGGCGCAGGGTCAGCTTTTCCGTTTCGATATCGTCGAGGCGCTTGGCCTCTTCGGGGGTTAGGTGTTCACGCCAATCGGTCATAGTTTCCAACTTGTAACGATTGCTTACAGGTTGCGCCGAGCATGGGCGCGCATCTTTTCGGTAATCACGCCATGCGTATAAAGCAGCGTGACCGCATCGCTTAGGCGTTGTTTCAGATCTGCGGCTGCTACAGATTCGGCATAGGACAAGAGCCAGCGCACATCGTCGGGAATACCAGCCACGCCTTCGGGGCAGTTATCGTCTACCCACTCCCGCAAGCCTTCAAGGCGGTCTTGCACTTGAACCGTCAAGGAATTATTGACAGTTGCGACCTCCTGCCCATCGGCTCCGAGGCTATCAAGGCTTTTGCCGCTGCGCCAGTGTGACGAAGCAACGGCAACCTTTGAGGATTGCTCAATAGTTCCTTTTCCATTGCAGTGCTGACAAGTTTGTCCTGTCATATCGTTGACACCCCAACCCCTACACGTCTCGCAGTTCATTTTCTCGGCGTTTGGCATGGTTCACAATTCCCATCGTTAAGCGGCGATGAAATCGATAAAGGCGGTCGGGATCGTCGCAGTCCTCGATTGCCTCCCAAAGTTCGGAGAGCAGGCCGCTCAATCGGTTGTCACCAATGGGAGCGGCCCAGAATTCCCTATCCATTAGATGACCTTGCAGTCCTTGACGGGGATCCACTTGGTGAAGCCGTATTTGTTGACTTCAACCTCAAACGACTCTGGCGAATCAACTTTCCCATACCCACGCGCAATGACTTTGCCGATGCGGGTCTGGCCGTTGATCTGAAACTGAACCGTCATTTCGTATCTCCTTGTCTATGTCCCCTTTATGTAGTGGATATTCCACCTTGTAAAGTGGAAAATGACAGGAGAAAAAATAATTTAGGCTTCGCGCCGGAATGGCAGAACATTGGCAGCTACCTTATCGCGCGCCGCGTTCAGCTTCGCAGTCCATTCCTCGATGCCCTGACGATAGTTCTTTTCCTTGCACCGCTGTAGCTGCTGCTCGCAATACGCTACCCAGCCCTCCGCTGTCTGGCGCTGCTCTACTGGCACATAATCGCCAGTGGCGCGCCGGGAATTGCGAACCCAATTGCGCCACGTTGCCTGCCAGTCCAGTTTCGTGCCTTTCGTGCCGGATACGCCATGCCAGTAATCGGCAAAGTTCGCGGCTTCTTCCAATACCACAGAAGGCTCCCACTTGCGTTCCTTGATTGCCCAGTCGCGCCATTCCTGTGGCAAGGTCCAGTCATCGGGCAGGCGGTGCCCCCGTGTCGTCTGCTGACGCTTCGCCTTAATCTCCACGCCGTGTTTTTCGATTGCCTCTAGCATCCGTTCGACATGGCGTTCCTCTAGCCCTGTGAATTGCGCGAACGCAGCCTGGTGGAACTTACCGGCCTTCATGGCGTGTATCAGGTGAAAGACATGCGGAGTACGCACGCGGGCCTCGTTGGCTATCACTGTCAAAACTGGATCGTAGGGCTGCATCTCATTTCCCCAACAATACGCGCCTAAAAGCAGCGTCAACCTGATCTTTGCGAACCACAACAAACAGCGCCCCGCAATTCGTACAGGCAGAGTGAAAGAACCCATGACGCCGAGTTTGATGGTGCGCGCATAATTTAGGGTTATTTGCCAATTTCAATCCCCATCTGGCTAAGGCGCTCTCCCGATATGCGAACAATTGGCGAGGCGAACGCACGATCATTGACTCCCATCGCTTCAGCTATCCCATCGAGATAAGCCTTTGCGCTGGCAACAACGTTGTCTTTGTCCGGTGCTGGCCCTTTGGGTTTTGGGTAAAGCGTGATTCGCACCGGAATGGGCTCCCCGTCAGCGGAGGGCTTTGCCGCCAGTGCGGCCCCATGCGCCCATGCACGATGCTTCTTTGTCTCTCGGGCTTTCTTGGCCCAATGGGCGCGCTTGTTCGGCCACAGGGGCGGCGCAGGGTAAGGTAGCAGGATCATTAGCGGTCCTTATACTTTTCGTATGTGCTGGCGACACGCGGGTCTTTCCGGCAATATGTCGGGAACATGTGATAGGCGTTGATCGTGGTGCTATGATCGCGACCGCCTAACAGCCTTCCAATGACGGGATATGACGCGCCTCGCTCTTGCAGGATTTTCACAAGCACGCATCGGGCATATAGGAAATTCTTACCCCTCGCCTTGCTGCGCACACCCTCAGGGTCAATGCCGAACGCAGTGGCAACAGCCTGGATTAAATCATGCAAAGGAATGCGGCCATTCGCAGGGTGTATGATCGTGCGCTCTACAATAGCAGCACGTATTTCATTGGCCCTTCGGTTGGCCTGATCGCGCAACCGGCGCTTTTCCTCTCGCTCGCGCCTGTAGCGCTCGGCCTCGCGTTGCTTTTCGCCTTTACGCCTTTCAATCCTACGTTCTTCCATCTCCGCCGCATGAACAGCAAGGGCGCGCTCTACAGCTTGGCGCTGCGCAATCACCTTTAGAACGCTGTTAATTTTATTTCGGCGACACTTCTTGCATTGCGTCTTTCCGGCTATGGTATGCGTGTTATCCGGCCCGCGATGATGGCCACAAAGCCAATGTGTCCCTTTCGCTGTCTGGATCGCAGTCAGGAACGTTTGGCTGCTACGGCGCATGGAATCGCGATAGTCCGCAAAGTCTTCCGATGGTTCGGGCTCTGCAAAGTCGATGGCTAACATCAGTCTTCCTCGTTAAATTCGTTCTGCAATTCGTCGGCAGCAACATTAAGCTGCGTTGCCGCGTAGATCATGTTCCCGCGTGTCTCTTCGCTGTAGCCCTTGCGGGGATTGTCAGCGGCTTTGCGCAGAATGGTGGCTTTGTGGCGTAGGTATTCAGCGGCGCTCATTTTGCGTAACGTGGGCTGAGAGTGCGACGGTGGGCTGATACCTGTGTCTCGCCAGACTGTCGGGCTTGCTTGCGTGATGCCAGACGGGATTCGAGTTTAGCCGCCCATTGAGCGTCATTGCAGGCGCGGGCGTAGGTAACGGTAGGGTCTTCAAGCATTGATTGCCTCCTTGTATTTCGGAAGTGATAAAAGGTAGTCGCCCCACTGATCGGCCATAGCTTTGGCTACACCCTCAAGAGTTCGGGATCGTTCTTTCCAACGGTCAGGTCCAGGAGCCATCTTATGAACCCTCGCTTCCCGTCCATCGACCACTTTAGATGGCTTAATCGGCGGCAGGTTCTTGAGCCACAGGCAGCTTCGCTTGATCTCGCCGTGCCCGTGCTCCTACGGCTGATAGGTGCAGTCTGGCTTGCGGATGCGGCTTGATATGATGCTGACGGGGTTCTCCAGAGCAATATGTGGGATTGGCGCCTCAAGCAGGGTGCGGACGAACTCCAACGCCTCCGCCTGTTCTTGCCGCTTGTCCTTGAACCAGCGTGCGCCGCTTACTGCCAAGTGAGTGCATGGCGGATGGAAAATTCCAAGTGCCCAACCGTCATTCAGAACGTCGAGGACGTCGCCCTCGATGTGGAACGGGCTGGCATCTTCAGCAGGGAGAATGTCGCATGAGTATGCTTCAAATCCCTTTGTGCGAAACGCTTCACGGACAGAGCCGGAAAACTCGCAACCAATCAGGACACGCATGGGACATCTCCCCACGTCGTGCCTTTGGCTATACGGGTCACGGTGATTCTGCTGACACCGTATTTGTCGGCAATCTCTTGGTGCACCTCGCCAGCAGCAATCTGGCGCTTGATAGCCTTTACTTGGGGGATGGAAAGCTTCCCGTTGCGACGGGTATTCCAGGTCCCGTGCGCCCATTTATCAGCCTCATTTTCTGCGTAAGTGGACCACGCGAGATTTTCAGCCCGGTTATCTCCAGGATTGCCATTGATGTGGCGGACGCAGGGAAGGTCGTCCGGGTTCGGATGAAAAGCATCTGCAATCAAGCGATGCACACGGCGGGGGAAGTGCCCGTCAGAGTTGCACAGCGTCAGACCATGATAGCCCTTCTTATCAATGTGGCCTTTTAGCGGCTTGAACCAACGGAGCGGTCCGGTCGGGTGGTTACGGCTGAACACCTGCCCGCAGGCCGTGACAACATAACCGGGAAAGCCCTCTATATCACGGGCATCGAAGCCGCGGGCACGGAAGGCATCACGCACAACCGCGCTATATTCACATGCTACCAGAACTCTCATGGCTCTAAACTCTCCTTACTCCACCTGATTTCGTGACGCGCGCCCCAAGCGAAGATCAATTCAATCAGCGCTGCGAATTGCTCTTTGTTGAGTTGTGACGAGCGCATTCCGGTTGGGAAGACGCCGCCCCCATCAAGCGTTGGTAAATAGCGCATCTCTACACCGAGCGTATTCAGGAATTGACACTTCACATCGTCAGCCGAACGTGTCGCGGTTTCGGGCACCTGTTCCTGGATGTCTCGAATCATGGCCCAAAGCTTGCGGTTCTGCTTATCGCTACGTGTTACCTTCGTGATCTTGCAAACATAGTCCGCAGGGGCTTCATCAATGGACCGCTTGGCATAGTCGCGCTGGCTTTCACCTATCAGGAATATCGTGCGGCTACCCATTGCGCCGCGCCTCTTGTATCTCCCGCCACTTGGGCGAGGCCTTGGCAAACTCTTCTGCCAGTTCGGACATGTCGATGCTATACAGGTCTTCGAACGAACCTTCCCCGATAGCGTGCTGCTGGGAGTGATGCTCGCGACAAAGGCTTATCGTGTGCCAGTCTGACGGCTTGCGACCCATTCCTGCATCCGAACCGCAGCGGACATGAGCCACCTCGATAGGCATTTCCTCGCATCCTGGAACGGAACAATGATGTCCACGAACGAAGGTGCAATGGGCTTGGCTTTTCCAGCGCGCGGTGCGGTTTCCCTTCTTGGCGATTTTACGGGGGAGCATGTGTTTCTCCTGAATTGATTGGCGGGCTCTAACGGCCACGGCCCGCCGCGTGGCTTCCTCAGGCAACCGTATTCGATATTGCCTGACCGTAACTTAACCCCAACCGCCGCCGCTATCGCCAGCGTCCTGATTGTAGCTGTCGTTGTTGCTCTGGCCTTGCGCGCCATCGAGCATCACAAGCGATCCACCGAAGCCGCGTAAAACAATCTCGGTGCTGTAGCGGTCATTGCCAGACTGGTCCTGCCACTTGCGCGTCTGAAGCTGGCCTTCAATGTAGACCTTACTGCCTTTGCGCAGGAAGCGTTCAACCACACCGACAAGCCCATCATTCATAATCGCAACGCTGTGCCATTCGGTGCGCTCTTGCTGCTCGCCGTCTTTTTTCCATTTTTCCGTAGTGGCAATGCGCAGGTTTGCGACCTTACCTCCCGATTGGAAGGAGCGAATTTCAGGATCAGCGCCAAGGTGGCCAATGATCATTGCACGATTAAGCATTGTTGTTCTCCAGTTTCTTGCCTTCCGCTTCGATCCACTGCTTGGCTTGTCCAAACTGTGATGCGGGAACTTCTCTTAAATCCTTGACCCCGCCAACGCTCAGGAAGCGGTCAACAGGGACGTTAAGCCGGTCACACAGCAGCATGAGTTCTTCGCGCTGGGCGTCGGTGATTGTCTCGACCTTGGGTGCAGGCTGTTGCTTGGGCGGGCAGGCCGCATTGCCATCGTCATCCTCGGCATCCAGACCGAACGCCGTTTGCAGGCTATAGCGCCGCGCATAGGTCATTGCAGATCCAAAGCCCTGTGCGTTCTGCTTGTCGGCCTTTACGAACGTCAAACCCGCGCTCATTTCCTCGCCGCTTTCGTGCAGATATATGGTTTCGATACATGCACCATCAGGCTTGTCGTGGGGCTGCTGGCGATACCATAGACCGTGTGCCTTGATCGGCTCGACGGCTTCCATGACCGCCGACAGGTTGGCATACTTGCTTTTGAAGTGCGGGTTAGCCGCGTTCTTCTTGGCGTTCTCAAGCGTCGGCAAAACCTTCGCCAGTGCGGTAATGATTGCTTTGCTCATATCAGTAGCCCACTTCTGCGAACTTGCGGAACACCGAACGCACGCGCTCGACATCATCCTTTGCATAGCTGGCGATCTTGTCATGCTCGCCGTTCGCCCATGCTTCAGCCACCATCGATCCGTCAAAGCCATCCTTGCCGGGAATGCCGAGAGCCTTGCACAGATCGTCTAGGCTGATCTTATCGCGCGGCCCCGCCCATGCTACCATCGTGTCGAACACATTATCCGACCACGGCTTAATGTCGCGGGGGAACATGACGCTAGGCGGCAATTGGACGCCAAGCACGATTGCGCGGTTCAGGATAAAGCGCAGATCAAAGCCGCTGATATAGTGGCCGATGAAGCGGTTAAGCCCTTGCGTGGGGAGTGCTTCGAAGAACTCGTGTAGGATATCCCACTCAAGATCAATATTTGACCCAATACTGAGAGTTTCTACTGGCTCATCACCAATCGCAAAACCAATCGTGCAGATATGGCCGTGCGCGGGATTAAAGCTAGTCTTGGCTACAATCTCGTCAGCCGCCGCATCGCCGTTGTCTGCGATCCACTGCGCAATGCTTTCCGGCTTCTTGTATTGTGCCGGGGCGGTAATGCTGTCGCGGACCTCTGCGCGGTATTCAGCCGATTGGCTTGGCAGTGTCTCGCAATCAAGAAAAATATCGTTCATTCTCAATCTCTTCCGTGGTTTGGGTGAAAGCCATATTTGAGTTTTTCCTGCTCGCGAATGGCGAAAGCTTCTTCTGGCGTGTCACACCGAGCAACGATCTTCAGTTTTCCGTTAATGCGAAGATGGGCGAGGTATCGGTTCTTATACCGGTACACTCCTGCGAAACCTGAAGTGTTGTCTTTTCGGCGTTTGCAGTTTTTGACGTTCAAAGAGCGCGGAACATCTCGTAGATTAACAATTCGGTTATCGGCCCTATTCCCATTGATGTGGTCAATTTCATTTTTAGGCCATTCTCCATGGTAGATGGCCCACGCCACGCGATGAGCCAGAAGGGGTTGCGCAAAAACGCTTCCGTTGAGGCAACCGGTAGCGGCAACCGAAGCCAAAGCTGGCTTACCCGCTAGCCGACTATTCCACTGCTTAGCCGACCAATCGCCGTCCCTTTTCGCTCCGATGAAAAACTTTGCGGGCCTTTCTTTCCATACCATATCGCCAGTTTCCGGATCGTATGATATGAGATCGCGCAGGACAGCAGGGGTTATCTCCACTGGCCTATTCATAGCGTAATCCTTCAGTCTCTGTTGCGGCTGTTCTAAGGTGGCTGACATCGTGGCCCTCGCTCTCCAAAGCTTTGCAGGCGAGTAGGAGTGCGTGGGTCACATTTCCAAGAGCAGCCTTGGTGTCGGCTAACTGGATCCTGGATTGCAAGTAGCGGTCGCGGTAGTCGGGGGTCATGCCGCAAGAACCTGTGCAAGGTGATAGGCCACCAGATAAAGCGCAGTGCCTATTGCAGCGCCGATAGCCCATGACAGGATGCGAAGTCCGATGGGTAGGTTTGGGTATTCAACCGGCTTGTGTTCGTAGTATTCCATCATGCGTTCCTTACTGTTCGGGAGGGGTGGGAAGGGGCTGCCAGTGGGTGGGTTGGCACCAGCAAGCGTAATAATCTCCACCAGCCTCATTCCACCAATCGCCGGGATAATCGCTGTTGCCGCCTGTGTAGTTCGCTATACTCACTTCAGGCTTTGCGTTTCTTGCAATGCCGGCGACTTCGCCGGCCCAAACGGTGCCCGCTACCAGTATCCACGTCCCATCCTTCGGCGCAGTCGAAATGTCTTGCCATTCACTCATTGCCAATATCCTGTTCGGGCAAGTCGATGCGTTTTGACCACGCAAGCAGCTTGAGGTGAGATAGCCTGGAAGACGGAATACCGTTGACCCTCCAGCTATGAACTGTAGACTTTGGCGAATCTATTTCCTTCGCCACGCTGGTTGTGCCCCCAAGTGCATCAATCACCCGGCTCGCATATGATTTTGCATTTTCCATAACCAGCTTCTGCATGATAATCGCACCCCGTGCAAGACATTTATTTTCGATAATCGCACATTCTGTTGTTGACATGGGTGCTAAAGTCGTACAGAAAGGCCCCACACCGACGAAGGACTGCATCCCGCAGATCTGTCGGGTGGGAGTTTCACCGATGGCTGAGCAAGACAGCGGATATGAGGCAATGATCCTCTCCGCGAACCTGCCGAACCATTGCGCCGCATTCATCTACAAAGATGGCGAGCCGCGCTTGGCTGGCGGGATATACCGCATCACAAGGGTGCGCACCGCAACAGAGGCGGACCGGAAGGCTTTTTCAACACCCGCTGCTGATGGGTTCTGCCCGCTTTGCGATCAGGTGGAGAGCTGGAAATGACCCCCTCCAAGATCGAACGCGCCGAGGGTGGGGTGCAGAGCCAATCCACCGATTGGTACGACAGCCGCCTCAAGCAGGCTTATGAACTGATTGATGCAGTTCTGGACTCATCCATCTGCGCGCAGGATCACCTTCGCAAGGCTGCCGAGGCGGTAGAAGACGCGGATCTCGCGCTGGAGCAAGGCGCATGACGTTGGATGACGAAGTGGCTTGCTGGTCTGTCAACGAGGATGGACATTGGTGCCCTTCCTGCGGCGGTCTTATCGCTCGATCGGAGTGGCTGGAAGATGGCGCTCACCTTCCCGACGAATGCCGCCAGTGTGGCTATCCGGACGCTGAAGCGGTTGCCGAATATCATTGCGGACCAGAGGATGATGATGGTCTTTGCGATTGCTGCGGCGAGACGTGGGAGCATTGCCGGAATAACTTCGACTGTGGGATGATGCCGGACGGTTACTGCTCAAAGGCAGGATCCGAAGAATGCGACTGGGAATGCCCGCGCGGAGGTCTGGCATGAACGCCGTAACCCCGCTCACCCGCGCCCTAACCGCCTACAACCAGACGGCCCGCAGCTTGCCGCACCGCGAGCGTGCTTACGCCATCCTCTCAGGCGACCTCCCCAAGGCCGATTACCCTCTCTTCACCCGCCAACAGTGGATGGATGAAGCACAGGCTGCAATCGACACGGGAGACGACGCGGAACTGCGGGAGATGATCGAACGTCAGGACGTTTTCGACGCGGAACACCATGCTGCGGCTATGCGTGCTTATCACGGCGTTGATCCGCGCAGGCGGAATTGGATGGAGGCCTGATATGTATAAAGGCACATCACGCAGCCTTCAGCGTAGGGCGCGCCGAACTGTTGTTGCTCCCGTGGCTCAGGCGGGTTTCGTCGCTGAAGATGACCTAATTCAGTCGGCTGCGAACTATTCCAAGGATGAATGCCTTAGCGAGAGACGGCAATTGGTAACCGAGCTTGTCCGCATTCAGAATGAATTGATGGGAGCGAAAGCTGAGGGGGATAAGCGGTCTGTCGAGGCGTTGGGTTTAAAGCATCAGAGCATCCAGAAGCGTCTCACGCTTATCAATCAGCGGATGCACGATATTCAAGATGCAGACGCCTTCCGTAGAGCGGTGATTGAGCTGGTTCCGCATGATACCCTAGACCGGATTTTTATCCGTGAGCGCGAAATTCGAAAAGAACACACCGAAACCCCCACAGGAGAAACCCATGGATAGGACCAAGGACGTGCCGGAGGTGACGCAGGCTGATCGGAATGGTGCAGTTCGTCTTTTGGAAGCCGGTGGCCAAGACTGGCAGGCCAAAGAAATTCGGCTGGGACAAGGTGACCACTTTCCCATCGTCAAAGCCTTTGCCCGCCACCGCACCGAAGCCGCCCGCCCCCTCACGGCAGAGATAGCAGACCTACGTGCTCAACTGGATGAGGCGATGGAGGCGGTACGACTTTTCCCTGCGGCGTATGACGCCCTGTCCAACGCAGAGATGCGGGACGCCAAAGGCAATCTCCGCAGCCTCATCGATCAACAAGCCAATGCATTGGCTGGCCTTCGCGCCATCCTCGCCAAAAGGAAGCAGCCATGACCATCAAGGAAGCCTATCTCGAAATGAAGGACGCCAACCTGGCCGTGGAAATGGCAGCAGACGGCACAGGCGAATATCCCGAGGTCGAGCAGCGACATGCAGACGCCTTTGCCGCACTTGTGCGATCGCTGGCAGCGCAGGGCATATCCATAGACGACGCACAATCAATGGCAGGGAGTGTTTGAGATGGGAACGAACCACACGCCGGGACCGTGGGCTTACCGACCCGATGAGTATGACGATTGGGGTTGTGTCCGCGCACCTGTCACCGAGCAGGGGCAATTCCGTGGAGGCATCATCTGCCAAGCCTCTGATCCGGAAGCGAGGGATGCAATCACGCTGGCCAAGCATCGTGAAGCCGGGACGGATCCTTGGGAGGCAAACGCTCGCCTAATCGCAGCCGCACCGGAATTACTGGAAGCGCTGGAGGAATGCCTGCGCGAGCATGGCGGATTCACGATCAAGGGACAGTGTGAGCGACGCGCCCGCGCCGCCATCGCCAAAGCCCGAGGCGCATCATGACCCGCTCGCACACATACGAACGCAGCCACAGGTTCGCACCCCGCCAGAACTTTGGCGGCGGCTACCACTACAACGCGCGCATCCTGCCCATGGAGAGGCCCGGACTGTTTGCGCGGATATTTAAAGGATCGAGGTGATGCCTATTAAAATCAAACCCATCCCAGACCCAGAAGCGATCTCGCAAAAAGTGAAGGATAGGTTTTGGTCAAAAATAGACCGCGGAACGCGCGACCAATGCTGGATGTGGAAAGGCTATCTAAATCCTAAGTGCTATGGGTCATTCAACTTCAAGCCGCTCGGTCGGGTATCGTCTCACCGATTTGCCTACCATCTTACTAAGGGGCGGGTTCCTACAGACTTAGTAGTTGACCACTTGTGCCGCAATCGGGCGTGTTGCAATCCAGAACACCTTGAGCCCGTTACCCACATTGTGAACATTCAGAGGGGCAACAGTGGCATTTCTAGGAAGATGGCCACTCAGGGGATGACCCATTGTGGACGGGGCCACGAGTACACGCCAGAGAATACATATATAAACAAAAAGACGGGATATAAGAGATGCAAGGCATGCAAGAATTTGCGTCACCGTGCCGTTAGTCTCGCCAGACGAGGAAATAACACATGACCGATGGTAACAAAGCAGGAGAAATGCTGAAATCCGCCAAGACCGAGCCGAGCGCGGCGGGGTTGGAAGACATGCGCCATCTGCTCGACCGTGATCGCTACATTGTGGCAATCGCACTTGGCCACATTAAACGCGCGCTCAACGGGCATCGCTGGCTGCTGGAAGGGCGCGGGCCGTATGAATGGGACGACGACCGCTATCGGGATGAGTTTGCCGACTGGGTGGCAAACGTCGAGGCGGCAACGGGCCTTTTGGCAAAACTGGCTTGGGATAAGGACGCCTGCGAAACCGAAGCCGACAAGGTGGCAGCGGCGCGTGAAGCCGCTCGAGTTTATGCAGTCGATCCACCCGTTGGCCACCGCACCATGCTGCCGTCTGATTTAGGTCTGCCATGCCCCTCTTGCGCCGCCCTATCCGCCCCCACGCGAGAGCGGGAAGGGTTCATGACAGTGAGGGAGTATCTGGAGCGCATAAGCAACAATTGTCGTGGCTGTGCGGTTTGCGAAGGCGACCCCGGCGGTGGGCATGAAATGAACGATGCAATCGCATGGGAGGCTATCACTCGCATCGACAACCTACTCAACGAAGGATCAGGCCAGTGAGTGATCTAGCACAGCAGACGCAGGACATGCTTGTCTTGCTCGATTGCAAGTGCGGTCGCCCTGAGTGCACGTTCCTTGCTGCCCGCGACCACATCGCCGCACTCGAAGCCCGTAACACTCGGTTGGAGGAACAGGTGCGAGAGGCATACGAGCGGGCGGCGGAGTCTGCTGAAGGCGAACGCTATGCGCAGCACTACGTTGATGCCTCTGCGTCTGCTGGAGACATGCGGCCCGACATCTACAATGAGGCTTGCAACGATGTTGCCCAAGCCATCCGATCCCTGAAAGGAGCCGCAAAGTGAGCCGCATAGAACGCCTTACCCGCACTAATCGCGATCCCCACGCATTCGGCGGAGGTCATCGCTACACCGGGCGGATATTGCCCATGGAAACACCCCGCAGGTCTTTGCTTAAAGCCGCTCTGGATGCGCTTAACGGAGGGAGGGTGTGATGGATAAGGATGATGTGCGTCCGGGCGGGCTTTCGTCGCTTCGCGATGGAGCCGTGCCGTCTCCACCAAAGGCTTCAATCCCTGACGCGTGGGCGTCTTGGGAAATCGACCCGCCGCAACCAGGGCAAAAGGTTGTCATAGTCTGCGATGATGGCTGCTCGTCATCCCTTGCGATGATGAGCGACGATGGTCCGCTTGATGGCGAAGACGCCTTTCCTCTGGGCGATGATTTTCTGCGCGGTGCCATTTGGATGCCCTTGCCAGAAAATTACCCCCTTGGTTTTATGGAGCAGACCGATGCCGATTGGTATTGAGCGGGGGGATGACCCCTACTGGGATTTTGATGAAAGCGATTGCGCGAATTGCCACGGCGAAGGCTTTATCTACGGATGCTCGTGGGATTGGCAATGCGACACCTACGATGAAGGCGAGGGTTCTTGTTTATGCATCCGCCCTTGCGAATGGTGCCACCCGCCTAAGCCAGACCCCGAGCTGAGCCGGATACTCGCGCAAGCGATTGAAGCGGGAACCGGCGAGACCGAAGGGCTCGATCCGAAGGACGAAAGCGCGGTTCATGCGCCCAAACCCTCTGGCATACTAACCGAGAATGCCGGATGACGGCGCAGGGGAAGGAGTGTGGTATGCTTAGGGATGAAGTGGCGAAGGCGATGATCCGCCGGAACTTCCCAAGCTTGTCTGAAACAGACGTGGCTGAGATGGTTGATTGCTGGCTGCCTGACGCAGACGCCGCTATCGCTATTGTCGTGGCCGACCTTCGCAAACGCGCTGAACATTACAGTGCCATTGACGAAGGGTTCCACGCCAACGCTCTTGCCGATGTTGCGGACGCATATAGCGCCTACAGGAACAGCTAACCCTCACCCTCCGCACAAGCCAAAAGCGCGCTTCTCATCGTGATAACCGCCGCCCGCAATTCCAGCGCAGACGCCGCCACGATAAGCAGGTCTGACGCGGCATTGCCGGTTAGCTGGTCGCCTACTTGGGCTGGTTCGGGTGGGATGTCGTCTTTGGCCAAGCAAGGGGATGGTACGACAACCGGGATTTCACGTATCTCAATTCCAGGCTGCGGGTGATTGCAGGCGGAAAGCAACAACAGGCTTGCGATGGCGATGCGTTTCATCTAGTTTCTCCTTGCTGCGGCGGCGTAGCTCAGAAGGGAGCCAAGCCCTGTAGGATAGAGCGCTGCGTCGATGGCCCTAGTGGATCGAAGGCGGGTCAGTCTCAGGTTCAAATCCTGACCCGCCGCAGCATCACAAGCCACGGCTTCGAAGCACCCCAGCGGGCGTCACACACTGGTCGGTAACACCTTCCTTGCGTAGGGCGTCGGCTTCGTCCTGCAATTCGGACGTTTCTTCTTCCGCTTCCTTCATGGCTTCGGCTAGCAGGCTTTCCCGCAACTGCCCTTGTTCGACAAGCTCCTTCATGCGGCGGGTCAGTGAGTCCAGTGATGCAGCGGTTACGCTATGCTGTGCCTCCGAGACGGCCACTGCGTTGCGCAGGGTTTCAATTGTGGCGTCCTTGCGGGCGTTCGACCACATGGCTATCCCAAGGGCCACCAGAAGCGCGAGAACGACACCTGCGAATACCTTATTGATGGTCGAGGCAAAGAATGTGGTAATCATGCCGTAAGTTCCTCGATAGAAGCCAAGAGGCTATGCTTTCCGCGCTCCATTAGGCCAATAGCGCGGAGGTCATCAGTGTCGCCCCATCCATAAACATGCACCTGACCGCTTTCTGATATTTGGACAGCCACCATGGCAACGGTCGGTGAGCAATCTTCGCTGGCTTCCTCTTCGATGCTATCCGCCGCTTGGCGAAGCATGTCAGGAATCGAACGCGCGTTGGTTTCGTAAAGGGTAGCTACTTCCGCAATCATGCCGTAACTCCTATAAACAGGCCAAGCGCCAAGCAGGTCAGCGCAAGGGCTATCGTGGGCATTGCTTTGCATAGCCTATCGTTCATAGCAGAGCCTCCGCGAATTTGACATGGTAACTGAATTTGCGAAACCCGCTGCCGTTGTATCGCTCGACAAAGGGTATGCAGCTTTCAGGATCGCCAGCGCGGCATCTGCCTAGTTCGTCTGCCAGTCCATTGACCTTGATGAATCGCACATAGCTATCGAGGTGCGCCGCTTCGCTCTTGGCCAGTTCGCAGGCCATATCGCGGGCAGACGCATAACCTAGTTGCACCGCATTCTCACCAAGCACCTGAAACGCGCCCCATGAACACGCCTCAAAAGCCGATTCCGGATCTAGCGCGTAGGCGCGCTGCAATTTGGTGTATTGCGACGAGAACGGCCCATAGCCGCCTGCACCATAGCCACGGATGGCCGACAGGTCGGGGTAGGATGAATTGAACCGCCCCTTGGGCGTGGTGTTGCGGGCGAATACGTGGCGCTCGTAGAGGATCGAAGGCCGGCCATTGTCATCGAATGCCCCACGCGGCGCCTCAACCGTCTTGCTGGCACGCATGTGCTTGGGGGTGACACCATTGCCCAACTCGACGGCGGCGCGCTCGTAATCGTCTTGCGTGAGGGCTGGGGCGTTCGTGTTCGTGATGCTGGCAAGCATGTCTGCCCATGGCAGGACTTCGGGGGGCTTGTTCCCCGTGACGATGATGGTGCCGTCATCCAAGGCCACCTCGATCTCGCGCTTGAAGGCGTTTACGTCTGCGAGGTCATCCCACGTTGCTCCGCGCTTGCGGGCCGCGCCAAAGATTAAGGCCCATTGCGGTTCACCGAGCATACGGAGGCCGCTTGTCTTCTGCCCCATCATCCAGCCCCTCTTGCGGCTTCGGAGCGGGTGCAGGGGGCTTGGCAGGTTTGCTGCCTGTTTCGGCGATGACAGCGGCAGAAGCTACCTGCCGATCCTTCAGGGCCACCGCGCCAGCCGTGCCACCCACGATGACCGACAAGCCGCCAGAGAAGGCTAGGCAGAAGGCCGTGACGTCGAAGGTTGCCCAGTTCCACCATTGGAACGTGATGGCGCTGGCGATGTAGGCAACACCGCCGATGAAGCCAACAAGCCGATTGATCTCCAGTCCGCCGTTGTGTCCGCGGAGAAATTCGGTCCATTTCATCTCACAGGTCCCTGTCGGTGATATAATTCCAGCCCTTCGACCCGACCTTCAAGCTGGTCGATCCGAGCCTCCTGGGCGGTGGCGTAATTGGCCATGCGCTCGTCCATGCGCGCCAAGGTGACGCTCATCAGCGAAACCGAATTGAACAACCAGAATGCGAGGGTTGCAGTCCCCGCGGTGAATAGGGCTGCGACCACAGCAGCCGCCCACTTTAGTGGTGCGGGTATTTCAGAAACCACGGTGCCCCTTCTTATCTCGGGATGTTGCGACGCGAACCGAGATATGGCTGTGTCCGCCACTTGCTCGGCAACCATTCTGATTTGTTCTGCGTTTCCTGAATCCGGCATCACCAGAGCCTCGCCGTCGCCCAGAAGCGCCGGTGACGCTCCAGGCTACTCACGATCCATAGCAGACCGATCACGGCGAGAATAGTTTTCATCCCCGCGCGTCGTCGACAAACGGCTTCGGCTGAAGCACAGGCGGCAGGGGCTTGGGTTTGCGGGTTGCGTAGAACATGGACGATACGGCGTAGTGTTTCATGTCATTTTCCTTCGATACGAGCCGGCGATCATGCCGCGCTTGATTTTTCATACCATTGCGTACCGTTATGCCACAAGGTCAAAGTAGAGCCCGCCGTGGTGGTAAAGTTGGAATTTCCCTTCAGGCGAATGGCGTCGGGTGCGCCCGTACCGCTCACAACGGTCAGCGCGCCAGTAAAAATCAGCGTAACTTCACGCCCCGCCCACCCGCTTTGCAGGTTGCTAAAGTTGGTGCTTCCGGTAATGTTGAAAGCCCGCCCCGTCGCGGGGACAAGCAATGGCTGCGCGGATGCCACCGAGATTGTGGCAGAGGTGCCCGCAACCAACGTACCGCCCGCCGCAACCGATGGGGCCTGCACCCCGTCGAAGTCCACGAAGCCGGTAGTCGGCGTGACGTTGAGGTTAATCGGGTTGGTAAGCGAGGCCCCGAACTGAAACCCGCGCAACGTCACCCGCGATGCGGCATTGTTGTAAAGAATACCGTTCGAGACTTGTCGCGTAGCGCCACCCATAAACACCCAATCGCCCGACCCGATAAAGAAGCCGTGGCTGGTGCCGTTCCAAGCGATGCAATCGATGAGCTGGTTCTGGATATTCGCGTCCGTGTCGAGATAGAACCCGATTTCCTGACTCGCAGCCTGGCACCCGATAAGCTTTGCGTCATAGGACGTGCCACGAATCGAGAAACCGCGCGAACCTGCCAGCACATTAGGTGGGGCCGTGCCGTCCACGGTGCAGCTAACCAGCGTGGGCGTGTTGACGTTGTTAAGATCGAACCCGCGCGAATAGCCATAGGCGAAGCAGTTATTCAGCTTGACCCAATCCGACACCCCTTCAAGCAGGAACGCCGTGCCGCTGCGCTGTAGTTGCGAGGGCAAGAGGTCAATGGCATATTGCTCAATCGTGGCGAAAGGCCAGCAATGCACATTTTCGATGCGCGGGATGTCATAGGCATCGGTTATCGAAATGCCGTTGACGTTATCCAGCCACAAATTGTAGAAGCGGGGGCGCTGGTATCCATCGCTAAGGACGGCCTTTTCGAACCCAAGGATCATGGAGCAGGAAGCGGCGGCATCATCGCCGCCAATCGTTACCGCCGTGCCAGCGAAGGCAGACGAGTTCGCCGCAGGGAACGTCATGCCCTTGCGGTAGATTAGCAGGCCCTTCAAAGACGCGCCGCCCTTCAGGGTGATTGTCGCGCTGGAATTGACGATCAGAGCCCCGCCGACACTGCCGTAGGGCGCGTCCGTATTATTGTTGGGCGACCCGATATATTCGTGCGGTCCAACCAGTGAGACGTTGGACTTCACGGTCAGGCTGGCGTCGACCAGGCAGCGCATCCCGTACGGAACGATAACCGTACCGCCACCAGCGCCGAAGCTGTCAATCGCAGCCTGAAGCGCAGGTGTATCATTCGTCACGCCGTCACCCGCTGCGCCGAAATCCTTGGCGCTTATGGTGTCTCGCAGTTTCTCCAGTACGTTTCTGTTCGCCGCACCGACACCGAGCTGTTTAAAGCCCGCTAGCGCAGCACCTTCAGGATCGGCCAGTGCAGAGGTCGAAACGCGGGTTGCCAATCCAGCAGCCAGAGAATCCGCAGAAACACCAATGGCATCGATCGCCTGCTTGACCCGTAGCGGCGTGACGCGTTTGGCGTTGTCAGTTCCAGCCTCAGCTTCGACCTGTGAGGCCAAGGGAATAGCCGCATCCACGATCTGTGACGGCAGGGCCTTTTCAACCGAAGACCCTTTGTCGACGATTAGAACATCAGTATCGGAAACCGAAGCTGCCGCGTTCAAGTCTCTGGGAGGAATGACAGCCATTAGCTTATCCTGATTATTTTTTGACAGATGATGGTGGGCTGGACGATGTTATGCGCCTCACCTCCACCTTTGTTGCCGATTGTTATGCCGGTCGTGGCAAGGTTGGTCGTAGCCGATGAGGTGGAAGCCAGCGCGGAATCTGTCGTCGTGGGATTGCCCAAGGCGAACACAGGCCGCGTATAAGTGTGAGAGTGGCCTGGATCGGTAACGCTGTGGTTATGAACCGGCATCTGCGCTTCGGTCAGGGTGTGCGTCTGCGCACCGCCAGAAGCACCAAGCGTTGAACTCGACAGCGTATTGAGGCGAGTTGTTGCAGGTGTTGCCATATTCTCACGTCCAGCCCCGACCCTGCCGCGATAATCGGGAAGATTGAACGTAGTGGATCCATCGCCAGCGCCCGCGCTTGTGCCGATAACCGCGAACAGCGCCGCGTAAGTCGTACGCGAAACAGCCTGACCTGCAGCAAAGAGGTAATCTGCAGGAGGTGTTGCCCCCCAATAGTCGATTACCGCCCCGATAGGGACACCCGATGTCGCACCAACGGGCAATTGAGACACGGTAGCAACGTCTGTAGGATCAGTTCCCGGTGCCGCGCCCGTGATCTTGTTACCATTCATCTGCAGGTTGGCGCGCATTCCGCCCTTACCGTCACGGTCGAGAGACGATGAAAGCGCCTGTGCGACATCCTGGAATGGTGGATTGTGCTGGCTAACCAGCAGCGTATCCCCTGTGTTGACAGTGGTGCCAGCCGGTAGAGAATAATCGCCAGATGAATTTCGTGGCACAGGTTGAACTCCGCTTGCGTTTCAAGGCAATCGCGTGAGGTGGATTCAACCGCGTTGTCCCTTGTTACACGATAGGGCGAATGCTATCAAGACCGGCATGGCAGACGCGAATATCGAGGCTATTGAGCGGGAAATACACCGCGCCCGTTTCAAGGAAAGCGAGGCAGAAGGCTTTCTTGCGCGCCGTTCACGTCGCAGGCTTAACGAAGCGTCATTGCAGGGCATCAAAGACCGCATGGTGCGCCAAGCCTATCTGGCCGGATTCAAAGCAGGTTATGAAGAACCGAAACCCCGCTGGCCGCTATATGCAATCGGCGGGGTTCTCTCGGTCTGCCTCTTAGTAAGCCAGGTAATCGGTTAGCGCCGTAGCTGCCCCTGTTCCGATACGGCGGCCCCACATGTCACCCTGCTGCGTCAGGCTTTCCGCAATAGCGCGATAGGCTTCATCCTCAGCCATCATCTGCGACAAGGCATCAACCGAGCTTGTAGGCGACTGATTGAGCAACAGCGGGCCAAGATCGTCGGCTAGTGCGCGGTTTGCGGTTGCTGCAGCTTTTTCGCGACGATCCTTGAACACGCGATCTGCAATACCTTTGCCTACGGTCAGCCACGGCCCACCGAGCGCGCCGGTTTCAACAATACCCATTGCGACATCGCCGCCCATGCCGGTGCGATGCTTGAAGAACTCGTCTTGAATCTCGCGTTCCGCCGTGGCGCTGTTGCCAATGAGACGATTGGCGCTTCCTGCAAGCTGAAGTTCCAGGTCCCGCTGAGACAGCAGCCGCGCGATGTCGGCATCTTCGGCGCTGGCATAGACATTTTTATAGATGGCTTCCCGTTCAGGGTTGTCCATTCTACCCCACGGGTTGCCGTTGTTCCGCACCTTGCGCGCCTCGCGCATCGTGCCGCTTTGAACGCCGAGCCTCGTTTGGCCGATTTGTTCCGGCGTCAGATTGGCTATATCCACGCCCAACTGTTCGGAATCTTCTTTGAACACGTTGCGTCCACGCTCCATAAACGAACGCTCCTGCGCTGGCCCTGCATAAGCGCGACGAGCCTCCGCATAGGCGGGATTGGCTTCATCCATGCGCTGCAATAGGGTTGATTTCATAGCCTGTGCACGGCGTACTTCCGGCATATCGCCTTGCCGAATACCGCGTTCAATAATGTTGTCCAGACCGCGCTTCGCATAGTCCAAGGACTGCCATGACGGCGAGGCCATGACCATGCCACCTTCAGTCTGGACAATGCCAGCGGCAGACGGGTCAAGACCTTCGTCAAGCACCTCGTTATAGGCTTCGCGCAATGCCTTTTCGAATGTCGGACGGTCGGCAAGGTCGGTAAGGTCCACCATATCCGCACCTGGAGCCGCATAAGCCTGCTCATACAACGGCCCTGCATTAGTGCGTGCCTGCTGCAATAGATCGGCGCTGCGCTGAGGGATATTCTCAACCGGGCCAAGATCACGCGCCACTGCCTCGGCAAGCCGGTCAAACTGGCCTTCGTTCCTGCGCGCCATGGTCTGCCGCGCTACGCCCGCCGTGGTCGGAGAGAAGCGAACTGCCGAACCGGCAAGAGACTGTAATTCAGGAGATGCGTCGGCCAGCGTCATCGGCACGCCAAGTTCATCGGCGCTCATTAGCGCGCGTGCGATTTCATCCTGATTACCCGCTTCGCGCACCGTCTGGGTAATGACCCGCTGCCCTTCGGAAAGGTTCATATCAGGCAGACGGATCGAGTTGATTGCACGGCCCGCGTATTTACCAGCCTGGTCGCCCACTATAGACGAACCTAAGCCAAGCAATGCGCCAGTTACAGGGTCTTCATCGCTGGTTGCGCCGTACATTGTCCCGTAAAGCGCATCACCGAGAAACGGAGCGAACTTGCCCGCCCCCGCAACAGTCAGGCCGCTACCAAAAAGTGCAGATCCTGCCGTACTGCCAACAAGGTCGCCCACAAAGGCTGCTTTAGGGTTAAGCTCTTCCGCCGCCTGCAACCTGCGACCCGCGAGCAAATCAGGAAGGCCGCCTGTGGCACTATTGATCGCGGACGTTACCCCTGTACCTAAAGGGTCTGAGATAATATTATTACGGAACTGATCGAATCCAGACAGTTCGCGCGTTGCAGCAGGAACCTGCCCTGCGGCTTCAGGAGGTTGCCCCTCTGCCGCCATCTGGTTGAAGGAGGGAACAATATCGCGGTATGCCTCAAGGTTAGGCGAGCCGTACTCTGGGAACTCGTTATCAAGCCCAGCACGGAACTGCGCATAACCATCAGGCGTGATATTGCCCCAATTCTGGCGCAGATAGGCCGCGTGACGATCCTGGTATTCCTGCGGCAGTTCAAGGCTGGTTTGCGTAGCGCCGGAACCCGCGGCTCCTCTAGGCTCTGGATTGTCAGGATTGTAGCTGTTCAGATATTCATCTGAAGGGCCGACATAGCCTTCCATCGAGCCGTTTTCACGGTAATAGCGGTCGCCATCTTCCAGCGCGGCAAGGGCGCGCGTGTAACGCTGGACAATCTCGTCCATTGCATACTGGAATTGCGCATCAGACTGCGACTGCTCAAGGCCGGTGATCGTGCTTTGAAGCAGGGCAAGTTCGCGTTCGGATACCGCACCAAGCGCGCCACCAGTTGGCGAAGCCTCGCGCATTTTCTGAAGCGTGGTGAAAGCCTGATTAGCCTTAATCGGCGCAAGCAGTTCTCGAACGTCTGCCGCTGCCGAGCCGCCCCAATCAAGAGCAGTTTCCGCGCCAAAGCCAGTAGCGAACCAATCGTTCGATCTACGCTTCGCCTCCTTTGCTTTCTCGATAACCGTGCTCATAGTAGCGGCAGTTTCGCGCACTTGGCTACGCTGCGCGGCCTCTAGTGCCGCAGCCTCCTTGTCAGCTTGCGCTTTTTCAGCAGCCTTTTCTTCGCGCGTGATGGCGTCGTTAGCCGCTGCTCTGTCGGCAGCTTCGCGAGCTAACCTAATGCGCTCGCGATCCATCGCAAGGCGATCTTCTTCGCGCTGCTGCTCCGCCGCCGCGTTCGGATCGGTGAACACTACGCCCTGCTGTGGCTGGACATATTTCTGGAAACGATTTTCAGCCATTATCTGCCCCTCAGAGCGCGCATGTTTTTGTTTACATAGTTACGGGTTTCAGCAGGAGCATAGCGCAACCAGTCGCCGCCGTAACGATCCAGCAATTGCCTTACGCGGCCAGGCCCAGCGTTATAAGCCCCGAACATCGCCGCATAGTCCCCGCCGAACTCCCGCTCCATGGCCCTGCGATAATCGCGGCCAACGCGGGCTAGATCATCCGGCGACGAACCGTCCCAAGGGCGCACGCCATAGCCGGGATCTCGGGCTGTCGCTGGCATTACCTGCATTTCCCCCATCGCTCCCTTAGGTGAGCGCAGCAGTCCACCGCCTGCACCATAACGCCTGCCATTACTTTCGGCCTGCATAGTGATGTTGTCGAGCATGTTTCCGCTAACTTGCGGGAAAGGGATCAGGCGCGGACGCCTGACCTCCTAGAGCGCGCTCTGCCGCACCCTGTCCGAATGCGTCATCAAACTCTGCCATAGCCTGCGGTGACGGATCGGCCATTAGGTCCGCCACCGCCTCGGGAGGCACCGCCGTAGACTGTGCCCCAGATTCTTGACCACCTCCTCCCAATGCTGCTGCCAGACCGGATTGCGGCCCCGAATAGAACCTGTCACCCGGCAAGGTCGTTGTGATAAGCGGATCGTTTTGATTGCGAAGCTTGGCCGCTGCTGCCTCGCGCACGTAAGGCGCTGCGCTGGGATCGTTCGCCAGCATAGCTAGCCGCTCAACCTCTAGCGGAGCCTGTTGCTTGGGCCTACGCGCGGCATACTCCATGCCCGCAAACTCTTTCACGCCCTGCCCTACATTAGGGTCCATTAGTGCGCGGGCGATCATGGTGTCATCCACACCACCGCCCGCAATCGCTTCCATCAGCGCGCGGTCTGCATCTGCACCCGCTGCAATCTGCTTGTCGGCTTTACGTGCCTCTAGTGCACCCATGACGTTATCCGCCACACGCGCAAGGCCCTGTGTCCAATGCTGGATAGGCGAGTAATCACCCCGGCTACGCGCCATACCCTGTTGACGCTGCATTGCCGCTTGTTCCGGCGTCATCTTCAAGCCACCATGCGCCCAAGTGAACGCGGCTTCAGGCGTCAAAGCCTGCGCTACGGGATCGACTGCGGCCATTGCAGACTGTGGGAGGATCATCAGAAACCCCTTCGAATAGCAGCGCCGCCAAGCGAGCCTGCCAAGCCAAATAAGCCACCGAGCATACCGCCGCGATTTTGCATCTGGGCGTTATACTGCTGCATCTGGTTGTTGTAATTGTTCTGGACCATGCCGGAATAATCGACCCCACCGACCCCTACTTGAGGCGTGGCAGACGACATCTGCGCAGGGTTCGATACCTGCGAGCCGGAGAGTAGCGCGGACAACTCATTAAGCGACTGATTCCGCGTGGCAAGGTTCTCGGAAAACGCCTGTCCACGGCCCTGCAAAGCTAACTGGTTGTTCTGATCGTTAAAGCCCTGCGTCATGCGGGCCATCTCCGAATCCCAAGCCTGTGTGCCGGGGCGAATGCCGGAATTGATCAGCCGATCACGAAGCGCGGCTTCGGTCTGCTGCTGCTGGGGAGCAATGCGTGACTGGCCCAGATCATAGGCCCAATCGGCTGCATCCTGATTGGTAAACTGGAACGGGTCGGAAAGAGTTTCCTGCACACGGCCAGACTGTTCCTGCGCGATATTGGCAAGGTTCGTCTGCGCGCCCTGCGAGGCGTCGAAAATCGCCTGTTGTTCTGGCGATAAGTTAGTGGTTTGGGTATAGCGCGGCAGCGTAACGCGCTGACCGTTGCTATCGACAAAGCTTGTCTGGCCGTTTTGCGCATAGCTGGTCGTGCCCCACGGGTTCACCGTATCAACCATGTTGAGGCTCTGCTGAGCAAGAGCCGTGTCGATGTTCATCCCGGCTTGGGCTTGCGCGACCACGTTAGGATCTGGCGGAGTTGGCTGCTTAGGAGATTTCAAGGCATGCTTCCTGTTTAGTGGAAGCACCTGAAGGAATTCAGCGGCGCTCGGTTTCGCCATGTCTATAGTAAGCGTAATCCTTTTTCAAGACCCCGATAATGATCGCATCGCGGCCCTCGCCAAAGTGGTCCCTTAATCTCCCCTCAACCACACCGCCGAGCCTCTTGGCATATTCCGCCACTGCAGGCTTTTCCGTTTCCATCGTGAAACGCAGGCATCCAAGCTGATCAAAAACATACCGTCCTACAGCACGCATAAAACCCGGCGTCCAATGCGCCCCCGCTGCCGTTAGATGTATGTCTGCACCCTCCCAGCAATTCAGCACGACACCGCCGACAAGCACACCATCGCGCTCTAGCCCAAGCGTCGTGTAAGGTGGGCACAACCCCACGCCTATCTTTTGGGAAACGAATTGCGCGACGTGTTCGCCGGTTACGATCAAGTCACCGCCTCAGCGACATCGTAGAGCATTTCAATATCGATCAATTCGACCTGTATCGACGCAGGACTTCCGCTACTTACTTGGTAACACGGTGCAAGCGAATACCCGATAGCGCCCGCAGATCGCCATTCCTGATTAAGCACGTTCGGCGTTGCGGAATCCCATGTCGATTGCCCCCATACGCCTGCGCCCCATGTGTTGGACGCGAACACGGCAGTCGCATCGGGAGCAGGCGGAAGCGTCACGTCATAATCGGCCAACAGGGATACATTATCGACAATCGTAGTCGAGGCACGCACGCGCGCACGCGCCATCTTGCCAACCTTGGAGCCGGCAGAGAACGCCATGTCATCGAACAGCGGCACAACTGCGCCCGAATAGGTTTCCCCATCATCCAGCCCGCCTGTTTCTGCCTGATAGATACGCCCCTCAGGCGAGCCGAAATAAAGCTGTCCCTGATAGACCGCCATCGAAAGGCCCTGCCAGTTCGTATAACGCCCCCATGCGCCCGTTTCGGTATTGGAAACGAACATCACCGGATCGCTGCCCCCCACCATGTCTGGCAACGCGATAACGGCCATCTTCTTTTCCGGCCATATCATGCACTGCCAGTTCTGCTCTCCGCGCAGATTGACAGCCTCCGTCCAAGCGTCGGCAATCTTGTAGCTGATCGATGCTACGTTCATGGCCGTGACATCCAGCGAAATAGCCTTGGAAAGCGGCACCAGCCCGACCGACGTGGCAATGGCCAAGTCGCCACCTCCGCGAATGTAAGCGCGTTTCCCAAGCGGCGCACCAATGCGATAAACCCCGACCAGCGACCATGTAGAGGCTTCGTTAGGCGACGTGCCCTGATAGATAGCCACCTCGCCTTCGGTCGACACGAATATGTTCTGCTCCGACAGACCGCCAGAACCGCCCGATTCCAGCGACCACCGCTGCCCGAACATCAGCGAACCGCCGTTGGCGAAAATGCCCCCCATCGGAAATTCGGTTGCCGTGCCGCCGATGCTATCAACGTCGAGATACCATGCCGAAAGGCTGTTCTTCTGCGCGAAATAGAGCCTGTTCTTGTAGGACCACACGAACGACATGTCTGCGCTAGTCAGCGATCCGAAGTCCATCCCCGGCGCTACGTCAGGAATAGGCGCGCCAATCGCATCTGCCTCCCCTGCCGTTTCACCCGTCAGAACATCGTCATCCACGAACGTGCCTGTCACGTTGTAGAGGAATAGCTGTCCGGTTGTATCGGTTGCCACTTCTTGCCGCCATAGCGTAGCTGTCGCCCCGCTTGTGCCGCCCGTGATCGTTTCGCCGGTTACGAAGTCTTCTGTCAGCCCGTCATAATTAAGCTGCGTCGTGCCGCCATCGACAGCCGGATAAAACCGCTCACCGTCGAAGATAAAGCCCAGATCCGAACCATTGACCCCGACAAGGTAAATCCCGCCTGTTGTGGCAAACTGGATAACCGACCAGTCGCCGGAGGTATAACCGCCTGCCACATCAAGGCCCGCCGTCGAGTTCCAGCCAATGATATTGCCTTCACCGTCCCCGAAGGAATCGCCGTCACCATCGCCCAGGTCTTGCGGCTCAGGGAATACCACGTTGGTTACGTCATAAATGGTCGTTTCATTTGCCGCAAACATCTGCTCGCTTGTGCCATCGTGATAGGTGAACAAAGCCTCGACATCCAACGCCTCATCTTCAAGCGTGGCATAGCGCGCTTTGCCCCTGCGCAGCGCAACACCCGTCGAGCGGGGAAAGAAGTTATCCATGACCGCAGCGCCCGGCCCCTCAATGGACTTGGGATCAGACAGCATGCGATTGGATACCCAGCCGGAGACAGGCGCAGGCCACTTACGCGTCTGCGAGCGCCTTGGCTTGGGTTGCATTCGGCGGCGAGGATAAACCATCAGCCAGCGGGCCAGTAATTGGCACCCTCACCGAGGGGCCATGGAAAGGCGGCGTGCGTTCCTGGAAAGTGCCTTGCGCCGTTACGTCTGATCACAACCGGCCCCTTACTCTTTGCTGCGTAATCGTCGAGAGCCTTGATATACGCTTCCTGGTCGCCAGTGCTAGCAAGACCTTTATTCTCGCGCCAGCGCCATACGAGTCCAAGCGTCAGAAGGCGTTCGGGCAGAAGAAACGTATCGTCGTCTGCCGTGAACTCTTCTTTCGGAACTGTGGAAAACGCACGGACGATGTTCTTTGTCAGATACGGGAAGCGCGCCTGCACAGTCTCACCCGGAACAGGCGAGAACCGCATCAGGTCGCCGTAGATAATCCAGCCGCCCGGTAGTGCGTTGAAGTTGCGCGCCTGATCGAACAGGAACGTATCGAGGTCGGTGTAGTGGTGATACCCCCACGCCCACGTCGTATAGTCCTGCACGTCTCCCTTGATAGGAAAGCTGCCATAATCGTCGGGCAGAGGAAATTCCGAAGTCGCCCCGTCACCCACAATCGTATGCAGGCGGATAAGCTGTTGCCAATCGGTGTATTGCGCGATGTCCTGTGCAACCTCGTTTACAAGATCACACAGTTCCTGCTCAAGCTGGCCAGACGCATCGAAGAAGGTCTGCGGCCTCCGGCCTGCAAGCCGCAGAGCCGCCGATTGGAGAGCCGCAAGAACCGTCATTTATGCCGCCTTTGCTTCGCGCAATTCGCGCAGGGAGTTGACTAATGTGGCGCGAGAGGGGTTCCCGCGCGGCTTGGAACCTGCAAGCAACGCGATCTCTTCCTTGATATTGTCGTCGCTCATACCCTCAAACTCGCTATCGGATGCAGCCAGCGCAGCCTCCACATCGTCATCAGTCGGCAGTTCCTTGGGAACCTCGACCTTGGAACCAGATGCCTCAAGCTCGGCAATGCGCTGCTTAAGGGCTTCAACCTCGGACAGTGCCGATGCAGTGGTTTGGCGCTCGGACATAAACTGGCGGGCCGCGTCCTTTAGCCGATTGCCGTTCATGCCGAGCGCCTTGAGGCCCCGATCCTCAAGAGAATACAGGGCTTCAATCGAATACACCTTCAGCGCGCGGCAGACCGAAATCATCGATTCCGAAATGCCATACGGACGCAGCATTTCAAGCGGCGTGCCCACTGCCATCTGGTCGTCGCCATTGTGATAGGATGCGTACTGTTCAGGCCAGCGTTCGGCATAGGTGATCGCCCTGTTGCCTTCGCGCCGCCATACAGCGTCAGAGGGGAAAACCTTCACATCGCGATAACCCGCAATGCGCACCTCTACGACTTCGCGCGTCTTCATCACAAGATGGCCCGCGCGCTCGGAGGCGTTGATGTCTTCAACCTGGATAACTTTGAATACGGGCGTAACCGAAAGGTCCCGTTCGTCGATAACTGCTAACTGTGTCATGGATGGACGCTCCAACTAGAGGAAGGAAGGGGGCACAAAGGCCCCCCACCGAATTAAAGGGTCGAACCCTTCTTGGCCCAGAAGTAATCGCCGGATGTTACACCGGCAATCGGGGCATAAAACCCGCCTGCGCCAGCCGCTGCCGTGTAAGCAGGAACCGTGATCGAAACCTGCGTGCCCGGTGCCGATGCTGCCGAGATGGTCGCAGAAGCGCGAACCCAGACATAGTCGAAACCGTCGTCGCCGGTCTCGCGAGTCCCCACGACGGGGCTGACAAGATCGGGATTGTCGTACCAGACTTCGCCCGGAGTAACCTGCTGGTGCAGATCCGGGCCAAGCTGGCCAGTGGTGCGGAAAGGTGAAGTAACCATGTTTCAGTCCTCTCTTTAGGCCGTGATGGCGCGATAGGTGAAGAGCGGGTTTTCAAGGACAAGCTGCCCTGTCCAGACCACACCCTGAGCCACCGCATCCTGATTGATAGGACGCATGCCGTTGCCCGGATGGAAAGGAACGAATTCCTGACCGGGGAACGTGTAGATCGCCATACCCTGCGTATCGATGCCGAAGAACGTATCTGCGGGCATGACATTGCCGATACCGCCTGCTGCGATCACGTCGACCGGGCCTGCCGGGGTGATGATCGTCATGCCGGTGAAGCCAAGGCGTGCCAGACGTTCCGATGCGAGACGCTGGTGTGCCACGAATGCAGCCGAGATGGCAGCATACGAATTGGCGTCGGCAATGATCAGGTCAGGATAACGGCCACCGCGCGAACGCTGCAGGGTGATCTTTTCGATGATCGCCCGTGCCGTGGTGCTGTCCCAAGTGGTGTAGCCCGCAACATCGCCAGCCGGGATGTCGAAGGTGGACGTGCGCCAGTTAGGAACCGTTGCACGGTCGATTCCGCCATATACGCCGGTATTGGTGACGATGGGAACCGCCGAACCAAGGCCCGTCATCTGGCGACCACCGTCTGCCGTACCATCACCGACGAGACCTTCCTCGAAGGCTTCCTTCACGGACTGCTCAGCAGCATCCATGTAGGTTTCCATGAGGTCGATAACTTCGTCTTCACCGCTGTTGTAAAGCAGTTCAGTGCCGGTGAGCGAGAACATACCAACGCAACGCGACCAGTTGTAGACCGCGCTGTTCAGCAGTTCCTTGGGAGTGATCTGCAGCTTGTCGTAGCCAGTGAACCACTGTGCTTCGAGCTTGTCGAACATGATCGGGACACGAAGTTCCGGCCCGCCCGCGCGCTTCTGCTTGATCTTCCCCATGTCCTTAAGGATCGCTGTCAGGGGAGTGGAGTTGTAAACGATATTTTGCACGTCGGACGAACGACGAGCAACGGAGGCAGTCAGAATCTGCCCGTAGTTACGATCTGAAACGATAGCCATTGCGCTACCCCTCAATTATGCTCGACGTGATCTTCGTGCTTCTTCGCGAAGAATGTCGGCGATGGAACCACCGCGCTGAGGAGCCATATCAGGAGATGCAGAACCCGGCGCGGACTTGATGGATTTCGTGCCGCTGAGGTCGTCAACGCGGCGGTCTGCGTCAGGGCTTGGCTTCGTCGGGGCGTCCTGCACATCGGAAGGAGGGTTTAACCTCTCAGCCATGTAATAAGCAGCCTCCAAACGGTCTGCCGCGCTCAAGCTAGCTGGTATCCTACCAGACTTCAGGAACATTGCAATATCCCCCTTCAATTCATCGTAACGGGGATGCTCTGCCTTGAATGGTTCGATCACGCTCTGCGCGGTCTGCTGGACCTGCATCTGCGCAATCTGCTGCTTCAACTGCGCAACCTCGGGGTTTTCCTGCGGCTGCTGCTGTTGCGGCTGCACCGATACCATCTGCTGCCACTTGTCCGGCCCCTGCTGCGCCACGAACTGCGCCACTTCGTAAAGCGACACAGGCGAGCCATCCGGCTTGCGCGGCCCGATTTCCTGCAGAATCATGTTCAGACCCGCATAGGGATTCTGCTGCATGACGTTCTCGATCTCGTTGAGCTTCGTCAGGCTTTCTGTCAGGTCGCGGCCATTGCTTTGCGCCAACTCATCGAATTGACGGATGCTTTCATACCGCTGCGTTGCTTCACGAAGCTGCGTCACCTCGGCTTCGTGCTCGCGCGCCATGTTGTCGATGTCGCGCTGCACCGGCTTGGGCACATTGAGCCACTTTTCCCGCGCATCGGGCAGGAATTTCTCAGGTGCCTGGTAATGCCCCGGCTTTTCGCCTTCCGCTTCCTTGGCGTCTTTTGCCTCTTTCGCTTCTTTCGCCTTGAACTTGCCGTCTTCAGCCCGCTCCTTGGCAGGCTTTACGTCGCCCTCTGCCTTTTCCTTGGGTTTGGCGTCGTCTTTATCGGCCTTGTCCGCCTTTCCTTCGGCCTCGCCATCTTCGTCCCCATCGGCTCCCTTGGCGGCGTAGGCGTCATCCTTGGCAGGCTCCTTCTGGCTTTCGGCATCCTTCTTGAGTTCGTCGGCAAGCGTGTCGCGCAACGATGTCGGTTCTTCAGGCTCCAGTTTAGGCTCACCGCCACCGGACACGCCCGCAGGCACGTTTTCCTCAAGGACTGTCGAGTTGCTTTCTGCTTCGGCTAATTCAGTCATGGTAGATCCCCTACAACAACGGGCGGAACGCGGCCCTCTTTGACATCCTGGATCCCGGCGCGGATGTCCTCACGCCTCTTGCGTCGGTCGAACTCCGGCGCTTTGAACTCAGGCAATTCTTCCCGCCCAAGCTCTAGATATGTTTCGCCCTGCGGGTTGCCCTCGGCAGTGCAGGAATGACGATACGAGGCGAGACTGGTATGCATCTTCCCATCAGGCCCAAGTGTCGGCTCCATGCTGTCCGAAATCACTCTAGGCGCGCTGATAAGTCGTTTGGCGCCAGCCCCGCACTCGCATGTCTGACGATCCCCGAAGGACGCAAGCGAGACGAACCGCTCAAAGCGGTGTTCATTCTCGCATCGGAAATCGTAAAGAGGCATTACTTCGACTTGCTCGCAGTCGAGGTCTGGCCCTCTTTCTTCTCGGTTTCGACATCCTTGCCCTTCTCATCGAAGCGCGGGTCCATGGTCTTCAGACGATCCGACAGGCCGTTGTCGTCCTTGTCGATCTTTTCCTGCTCTTTCTTCGTAGTCATGTCAGTTCCTTTCGTTTCCCCGTCACAAGCTTGCTAAGCCCTATCCGCCTCGATCTGCGCCACGACCTCCACCGCAATGTCGGGTATCATGCTGTAGTCGACCAGCTTCGGCGCGTTGGTAGTGCCCTCAGCGTCAATCTGACCGGCCAGTTCTGTTGCCAGTTCAGGCACAACGCCCAATTCCTTCAAACGGTCGGCATTGCCTTCCTGCGCTTCGATCTGCGCGGCCATTTCCACGGCGGTTGGTTCGGGGACGCCCAAGCCAATCAATCTGTTTGCATCTGCCATTTCATTTACTCCGGTGTGTAGCCAATAAGGGTCAGCGGTAGGCCGCCGCTTTCAACAATCGTGATCGGATAGCCGCCTTCATCAACCACGTTAGCGGGCGCAGCCGCGACAGGCGTTGTGTCAGCAGGAACATGGGTGACTGGATAACCACCGCTGTCGACTATGGTTACAGGGAAGCCGCTCATTGCGGGAACTCCCGTTCGGCAGGCTGCATCACTTCGCGCGCTTCCTGCCGGTCGGCACGCTCTGCTTGGCGCTGATCGTTCACGATAGCGCGCTGCTCCTGGCTTTGCTTGATGTCGATGTCTGCAAGGGACTTGAACTCGTCCAATTGCGCCGTGTCTATGGCTATACCTGCTTCGGCCATCGCCTTCATGGTCTGGGCGCGCAGTAGATCCACCTTGGCCAAAGCTTCCTGCGCCTTGATTGCGTTGGCGTTGGCATCCTGCTCCAGCTTGGCCATCTTTGCTTGTGCGTCGGATTGATCCTTCTGCGCCTTAACCTGCAATTCGGCAAACTTGCGCTGGTTTTCAGCCTGTTTGAGCGCGCTATCGGCTTCGACCTTGGCCATCTGGGCCTTGGCCTTTTCCATCTCAGCCTCAGCCAGTGCCGCAACACCTTGCTCGTCACCCTCACCTTGCTGAGAGGCCAGCATAGCAGGGGCCTGCTTCACAAAGTCATCAATCGCCCCGTCAAGCTGTCTGCCGACACGATAGGGAGCCAGAACGAACTTCATCAGTTCACCGGCAAGCTTTGCCCCCGGTTCACCCATACCGGCCAGACCCATAAGGCCCTGCGTGGCGTTGTTGAATACACCCATGAACTCATTGCGGGCGCTCTTTTCCGCAATCTCGTCGACCATGATTGTGCTGTCGGTTTCAATCTCGAAAGCAAACGAACGCGCACGATCATCCCGCAACAGGTCAACCACGTCGTCGATCGGAACGAGGTTTTCAGCTTCCTCCAGCATCGGACCATATTTGCCGACTATGGCCTGCTGTTGTTGCTGGAACATCTGCTGCGCTTGTTCAGGGTCCATATTGCCCCCGGCCTGCATGACGTTCTTTTCAAGCGCCTTGAGTTCTTTCTCAGCCGCGTCTTCGATTTCCTTGATGCGCTTCTTGATGTCAGCCCGCGTCGGCAAATCCATCTGCGACATCTCCAGCAACGTCTTGCCGTCGAATTTCTCAGCCAGTATCTCGGAGGCAATCTTAACCGCCTCTGCCGCGATCCGCTGCATCTCGTCGATCTTCTGGCGAACACGCACCGAACCGAACTGCGCCTTCAACTGCTGCGCGCCAAGGGTTTCCTCTGCCTCGGTAGCACCGCGCATGATGTCGGATATGCCGGAAAGCTGATAGAAGTCTTCGATAAGCTGACGGCGAGCATCGATCAGCGCGGTGATAGCCGCTGCAAGTTCCTGCAATGGCATCCACACAACCGCAGCCGCGCCTTCCATCAGTGCAGCGCCGGGAACCGCAATGAGGATGCTGTCGTCCTCGGACTTCATCAGCGATTCAATGGCCGATGCTATATCCCCACCGCCAGGGATAATACCCTTCATCTTCACCTGATCGAGCAACAGGTAAATGCGGGCCGTCAGCGTGTTGATCTTGGCGAACATGCCGCCGTAGCGTTCGAAGTCAGGCACAGGAATAAGCGAACGACGCTGCAAGGTGCCATAAGCCGGACGCGGGCAAGGAAAGAAGCCCTCAAGCTTCAGGTGCGGTTCGCTGTCGTCAAGATAAACGTCCAGCCCTTCCGTTACCCAATAGACGCGGTTGTTCGCGCGGTGCCAGACTTCCCACACGCGCGCCTTGGGGGACATACCCTTTTCTTGCCGGTTCGCTTCGTCGCGGCATTCCATGAACTCGATCTGATCGATCTGCTCCTGCGTAATGCCTTTGAACCGCTCCTTGATCTCGTCTTCGGACATCCAGAAGCCGCCAGCAGCCCAGCCAACACCAGACCACTTGCGTGCCACATCATGCAGGAAGTCATCACGGTCCAGGTGTTCGACACAGACCTTCTTGCCGCCTTCGCTTTCGTAACGCAGCCACATGACGCCGCGCCCAGAGAACAACAGATCATCACGCACCGACTGCATGACATCATCGATGCCGGTCTGCTTGAACGTCGATACAGCCGCACGCTCCAGCAATTCGGCAGTAGTGGACTTTACCGGGCCACCATCCTTGAAGATCGGCGCAATGGCCGGGACAGGCGGGCGGGCATAAACAGCAGGCTTGAGAACTTCGGACGAGGACCAGAACAGATCCATCTCGCCGTCGCCATAAGCGGCCATATCAAGCAGGCGCTCGTAGCTTGAGCCGTGGCGCGAATAGAGGTCATCGATACCGTGGCAGGTGGCGTCCCACTCCCGAAACGCATCCTGTGAACGCTTGAGCGCCTGAAGGATTGGCGCAGATGCTTTCTCGCGCGCTTCTTCGGTCGTTCCGGTAAAGTTGCGGGATTCGTTCATCTACGCGCCCTAAGTGGTGGAGCAATGACACCATCCGCAACAACACGCGGCGGCGCTCCCGGTTTCGGTTTAGCGTCTTCAGGTGTAGCACCAAAATCCATTTTTGCAATGAGCTGGCCCGCCAATCCAAGCGCATCGACCTGATCGTCATGCGAACCGACCGGGAAAGACATCATTTCACTGATCAGCGCAGGTAGCCATGGCGCACCTCTTGGCACATGCAGCCCCTGCATTGCCATGCGGCCACGGATAGACTGTGCGCGCACCGCCTTATCCCCTCGCGTCGGGAATTGCTCGCGCGCCACGTAAGCTTCCGTTTCAAGCATGCGCTTGACCAGGAACGGGCCGACGCCGGACTTGATCTGACCCGTTTCCTCAGCCCAGCCTATCGGTCGCCATTGCTTTACCAGCGAACACAGGCTATCCACCCATACATCGGACGATGCCTGTTGCCGCCATAGGTCCAGCAGCCACAAGCGGCCAGTGTGATCGATGCCCATCACGACATGAACGGTGTAGTCGCCGCCGTCAGCGGTCACGGCATAATCGGACGCGCCGAATATCTGCATGGTTTCGCGCGGAGGCGCGTTGTCCGTCTCGATGATCCATTCACGCTTGAAGTAATCGCCTGTGTCTGGGGCAGGGCGTTGCTGGTAGAGGGCATTCCACGTCCTTGGCATGCGCTCGAAAGGTGCCCAATGCTCAGGGCCGAACCATTCTGGCCAGATGTATTCCCCGGGCAATCGGCCAAGCATGTCATCGTGCCGCTCAGCCTTGGCAGGAATGCAGATAACTTCCCACGTCTCGCCATCACGGCATTCAATCATGCCGCTTTCACCCTTCCAATCATCAGGTAATATTGAACCAGCAAGGTCATCCATGTGCCATCTGGTTTGCGTTATCATTACGCTACCCCCAGGCTTCAAGCGGGTTAGAACATCCTCATCGTATGCATCTCGGGTGTTCTTCCGAATTGTTTCCGAATCCGCGTCACGTCGCCCGCGAATGGGGTCGTCAATACATACGAAATCTGCACGGTTCCCGGTTATGCCAGACAGAATACCGCCAGCCATGAATTCAGATTCATTCAACAAGGCCCATTCGTCAGCAGCGCTACTTTCTTTTGAAAGGCTAGTGGCAAAAAGGTTCTCGAACTTCTTCTGCTTGGTTATCGCCCTCATTCGGCGGCCAAACTTCTTTGCTATATCGCTGGCATAACTGACATTGATAACCTTGTACCCGGGCTGCCTACCTAAAGCCCATGTGGACGACACAACAGTGGCATACGTCGACTTGGCGCTACCAGGGGGCAGGAACAGCATCGTGCGCCCGCGATGACGCTCTATGCAGCGCTGCGTGGCGTTGAGGATAATTTCGTGATGCTCGGCTAGAACAGTCTCGACGGGCTTGAACGTCTCGCAGTCGGGATCGTCTTCTGTAACTGGCGCGCCGGGAACGTCGATGTAGCGGGCGTAATCGACAAGGTTGGTTCTGGCGCGTCGTCTGCGCAGGAGTTCTGTTGCGGCCTCCTGCGGCGTGATCGTGGTCACTGACCTGTTGCCAGCTTGGCTAGATCGTCGTCTGACAGTTCAGTGGCTTTGCTGAATGTGACCTCGCCTGTGTGTTCGATTGACTGCGGAGCCCTGCCATAGCCACGATCAAGCAGCGCGTTGGCCGCACTTACTCTAGCTGCTTCACTCTCTCCAGATACCGCAATCTGCACAAGTGTCTCAATGGCAGACTCAGTGTGCTCGCGTGCTATCTCAGCAAGACTGGCACCCGCTTCGCGTGTCAGCTTGTCCTTAGCCCCTTTAGGCCTACCGGCACCGGGCCGCTTACCCCCGTGCGCCATCTTGATTTCCATTGAAAAAATTCAAAGTCATACAACCAGCCGCGCCAGGAAGATCACCAGCAGGACAAGTATCACCAGACCGATTGCGCGTTCGATGTTCATGGTTTCTATCTAGCCTTTATTGTCTGTCTGGGCAAGTGGGGAGTGGTTAGGGGTAGTGCGGCGGTTATTCCTCATCACGCTGCACACATGACCATGCAACAGTATGGCAAACCTCTACGTCAAATGTCTTGCCGCATTCGTCGCACGTTTCTTCGGTATATCCGCTTTCATCGTAATAGAACGAATCATCTGCCGTATATTGCCTATCGCAATAAGGGCACTGCGGACCTTGGTTTGAATAAGTCTCCATCACCCCTTCTCCGCTCTAACGCGCTTGATTGCGTCTCGAAGCATGGCTTCCGTGCGAGCATCGAATCCGCCGTGGTCGCCTAGAACTTGGTCAATCAATGCTTCGTCAGGATCGACCGGCTCTAGTTCTGCGAGGATGGCGTCAAACTGTTTCACATGCTCGTCTGCCTCATTCGCCCAATACGATGCTTCATAGGAGCGCGGTTCATCAAGGCCTGAGAAATTGATTGCGGTGGCCCTAATCCTGTTGCGCGCTAAATCTAAATGATCGCGCATGGATTTAAGGCTCTCCACCAACTCCGGCGAAGGCGCATTGGCGGGCTTTGTGGTGCGGTTGCGGATTTCATAACCTCTATACCGCATACTATCCGCGAACACTCTCTCGCCGCGACCTCGGCAAGAATCGTAAACGCGCAAATCGTTAGGGAAAAAGTCATTAAGTATTTCTCGCAATTCACTCAAATCAAGCGGTGCGCTCCACTCTATCTCGGTCATTGTTATGCCTCTACGATCTTCGGTTTCTTGATGATCTCCATGGCGTATTCCCGCGCCATTTCCTCACCCAAGCTTTTGCCACCCGCCCAATTTCTAGGCTCGCCACCACAGCCAACGGCCCACATCATGGCATCGTGAACCAGTTCCGCTATAGCTTCCACCAACGGGTCCTGCCTCCGCTCTGCCACGATTGCCTCACACTCCCTGACATCGGTTATGGATGCTACACCGTTAGAGGCTATGCGTTCGCGGCTTAGTCCAGTCGATCTCATTGCTCATGGCTTGTCTCCGTGTGGTCACCGCGTTCGATGGCGTCTATGATGCGATCCTTGATCTGATATTCGTGGAAAGCGCTATCACCGATTGAACCAGTGCCGGCGTCCCCGGTCTGTCGCGATTCCTTCCAGCACTCAAATGCGGTGTTGTAGTTCGAACGAGCCTCCGCCCTCAACCACGCCACAATTGCCGCGCGCTCTGTCATGCGGTGGGCTGCAACCTCGCGATATGCGTAGTCGAAGTCGGGCGCGTCGGGGTCATCGCACATGATGCGATCCACTACCTCACGATCCGCCTGGATCACCTCTTGGTCGCTTGTTTTAGTCATGGCGGGGTTCGTCCTTAAACCAGCAGAAACGTTCGCGTGGCCAATGAATGTAATGATGCTCGCCTCCCGTATCGGTGTCATAACGACTCACGACCAGCACGGTATTCCCTGCCGTCCAGAACCATGTCTTCACGCGATCGTAGACAACCTGCGCGGTGCTATCATCGCGATAAAGGGTTAGCTTTCGTTCTACTCTATCACCCATGCCTAACACTCCTGACTGCTGCTCTCGCCATCCTTCGGGCGCGTTCTAGGCGCATATGCTCGTCACGGGCTGCGCAGTGGTGGAAGTGGTGGGCGGTGAATGTCTGGCCGTAGAAGTTAGGGCCGGCCCACGAAAGTTCGCTGTAGAGGCTCATGGTTGCTGTTCCTTGCGGAATGCGAGCATCGCTAAAACCACGAGACCTTTGCTCATACTTCCCTCACAATCAAGCCACCGCCCTGATAGAACATGGCTTCGTATTCCTGCCCGCCATCGGTGATTACCTCGCCAGCGCGGATAGGGTGCTGCGTTTCCCACTCGCCTAGATCCTGGCCGTTCTCGGTTGTTACGCGGGTTATCATGGCTTGGGTTTCCGTGGTTTTTGTGAAATTGATATTCCTTTAACGCCTTCGCTCTGACTGCGATTGCGGATTCCTTATTTTCGAAATGACCTAAGCAGACTTCCTTGCCATCAACATGAATTCTGGCGCGCCACTTCTGCCTATTTTCACGCCATGAAACGCCAGCACATCCACTTTTGTTATCGGTCCTGAGTGACATGTTCTTCTTGTTTCCCGCGTCATTCACAACCCTAAGATTGGAAATCCTGTTATCGCTTCGGCAGTGATTTATGTGATCTATCTGCCCTTGGGGCCATTCTCCGTAATGGATTGCCCACGCCACGCGATGGGCGAGAAACTGCACCGCACCTACACTAACCAGAAGATACCCGTGCTTGTTTGGGTTTGGTGATGTCGGCTTATTGCCCCACCTTGCCCTAAGCGACCCCCTAACGGACGGGTCAATCTTTCTTAGGAATATTCCCGTTTCAGGATTATAATCCAAAGACTTTTTAAGTTCCGCTATTGGAATGGTTTTGAATTTTTCCATTGGAAACACCTAAACCAAACTCAAAAGAATGTCTATAAAATAGCGACAGGCCCATTAAAGATTTAGAAGATCTTCGCCAGTAAGTAAGCCCTGCTCCAAAGCCGACATTATCAGAGACACGGGGCCGGATACCTTGCGGCTTCCATCTTCCCAACGCCTTACGGATCGACCGTCGCTAATGCGGAGAACTGCGGCAAGCTGGTCAACACTATAACCAGCCCGCTCGCGGATTTTACGGAATTGTTTGGGGGTCATGCGCGAGCGACCATTCGGAATGTTTCTGCATCGCGACGGCCAAGCTTAACCTCTGCACGAAGATAAGCCAGTTCGGCGCGGATTTGCATGTCGTAATCGCGCCATGCGTCAGCATTTCCCTCGCTGAGGGCTTTGCCGCGGAGGGATGTAAGAAAGTCGAGTTTATTCATTGCCTGATCCTTAGATTGCGCTGTGGAACTGGCCGGTCTTAACCGAGCGGTAAAACATACCAACGAAAGGTTTACGCTGGCGACCTACCGGCTGCGATTCAGCAAAATAAACCACCCCATCAAATCCGCGCCCGCGCAGGTGTGCGGCAGTTGCCGAATTATCCTGCGTTCCGGTAATGGTGTAGGTCCGACCGTTTTTCTGAAAAGTAGCCATTTCATTTTCCCTTTCGTTGGTGGAGCATTGCCCCTTTCGATGAAAACCTTCTAGCCCGCCTGTGACCATCGGTCAACCACAATCACACTCAACTCGTCGCATTTATTCCACCAACCTTGCCCCTACGATGTCGCCGGGGTGGCCGGTGTTGCTTGTCATGGAATGAACAGGTCAGCCTGTCGCTGTGCATCTTCAATGCGTTTGCAAGCTGCATCGAAATACTTTTCTTCGCGCTCTATCCCGATATAGCGCCGCCCGTTTTGAACAGCTGCCACGCCGGTCGAAGCTGAACCTGAATAGGGGTCCAAAACAATATCATCAGGGTCGGTCGTGGCTAGAATGCATCGCTTTGGAAGTTCAACGGGGTAGGCAACAGGGTGGTCTTTGTTTTGCGCTCTTGGAATCCGCCAGACGGTCCCCATACCTACTTGATCTTGGTTCCACTTCCATTTTTTTCCACGCACAAACCAAAGCACTCGCTCATCAAAACGGCAAAACATTCGGGCGTTAAACATCATGCCTCCCGCCCGATCCCAGATTATTTCTGAACGTAGCGCCCAGCCATCCGGCGTGAACCATTGGACAGGGTGTAAACATTCTCCATCCCGCCATCTCAACTGGTGATTGTAGAAAAGCGATGCATCAGCAGTGCACGCGTTAGCGATTGCTGAGAATAAATCGGATTGTTCTGTCTGATACTCTGATTCTGGGGTGTCATCGGAATAACCGCTCGTTTTCCATGCATCTACAAACCCAGCACCACCACCTTTTTGCGCCCAAATCCCGCTAGGCTTACGATCTTTGATTCCCTCCATCTGATTATATGGCGGACTAGTAACCACACATGACACACCCGAAAGAACGCTAACCACTTCCCGGCAGTCTCCGAGATACATCGTGGCCAATCCTATTCGCTCAACTCTCATTCGTAACTCCCGTTATCCTGTCTGCCTTCAGTTTTTATCTGCTCAACCAATCTAGCAGCCACAATGTCGCCTGCGTGGTCGCCGTGGCGGAAATTCGCTCTTTCCAAAACCCACGGAACCGAATCGACGAATCCCGCAGTCTCAGGGCTTCCCCCGCGTATCTGTGCGTAGAACTTTGTCGATTGCGGAAGTGATGCCCAGCCGGGTGGCCGTCTGCCATGACATTCTGTAAATCCAGGCGCGGGGATTTGGGCTTTAGGCAATGAACATATCTCCTTGCCTCTGGGCGTCTTCAATACGCTTGCAGGCGATGTCGAAGTAACGCTCTTCCCTTTCAATCCCGATGAAGTCGCGGCCCTGCTTCATTGCGGCCACGCCCGTCGCACCACTGCCAAGGAACGGATCAAGAATGGTGCCCGTGGTGCGCTTGATTAGCGCGGCCATCAGATCAACGTTCTTTTCGGTCGGGTGCCCGGTAGCCTCTATTCCGGTCAGGCCGGGGAAGATGACGCAATAAGGAAAGACGCGGCTTGCGCGTTTCTTGCCGTCTTCGTGGAACTCAAAAATAGGTTCGTAATTGTCGGGCCGGTTCGTGTTGGTCCGGTGCCAAATGTGAGCGGCAACCATCGGCTGAACAACTGGCGGGAACTCCATTTCCGTCCAGAAGACCAGCCAATGGGGCGCTTCAACCTGTGCCATCATTTGAACGGCTGCGGGAATGTCCTCGACAAAATGGCCAGCGTTGTTTGGATACGGCGGATCGGTCACCACCGCGTCCACCTTTCCAAGCGCCGGGATAATGTCGAGGCAGTCCCCACAATACAGCGTGGCCCGCCCTATCGTTACAGCTTCCATTCCTATCTCCTTGGGTAATGTGTGTTAGCGGGCAGGCCAGCAGTCTTCCATCGACATAAGCCCGTCTTTCTCAATGATACGATACCGTCTGCGGGTGACGTTGGCCCTGTCGCGCTGCGCATTCAGGCTCGCCACCCATGCCCTGAAATCGGCTTGGCGGTGCTCGCGCTCATTCATTGCCAAAATCCTTAGTGAGATCGCCTATGCGCTTTACGCCTCCGCGATTTTCAATCTGCGCAGTGTCAGGCTTCTTGCCCCCACATAGCGCAGCCAGTCCTTTCCGATGGTGTCCTGAAACGGTTTCCCACTCGTAGAATTGCTTTGCCAAAATGCCAGGAACTATCTGGCCGTGATGCGTGGCCGTCTTCCTGATGGCCGCACAGGCAAAACGAAACTGGTCAGGCCGATATGTAGCAAACTCATCGACCTCCGCAGCGGCTGCCAAAAGCCAATCCCTGGCAGCCGAGTCAGACATTCCAACAGGCCTCACCAGCGCAAAACAGCGCTGTAATTCAGTTACCTTGTCCATAATTCAGCAATCCTCTTACTTCATCACCAATATCTGCAAGCGACCCACCACGTGCGCTATCTACTTGCTGGCGGGGCTTGAACTTGTCGCTGTTTATCACCCAAGTCTGCCAAGCAGATTGCCAGTTCTCAAATTTCGTGCCCCTCGCTTCATGATGCGCCCTGAAGTGTTCAAGGTGATCCGACATATCGCTAGGCGACCACGTTCCGATTATCTTGGCGCATTTGCTGGACGGGCTAAAAGCCTCTGGAAACCAGTCTTTAGGCAGGGTCTTCTTGCTCGGCTTTTTCGCGCTAGCGGAAATAGAACCTTTAGGTTCTACTGTATCTATATCTATATCTGTATGGCTTAGCGTTCGCTTATGTTTCGCTAGATTTTCGCTAGGCGAACCTTTAGCCTTCGCTAAACCTCCTTTCTTTCCATTCAATGAGTTAGCGCGGCTCTGAGACCTCATCACAGTCAATTGATGCTCGATCCTCTGATGCACCCATTTGTTGTCTCGGAACTCAAAAAAGGGCTCAATTTCCTGCCTGACGCGCTTCCAGTTTCGGCCCTGTAAGCCAACAATTCTGGCCAACTTTTTATCATCGTCTGGCAACGCTTCCCCCCTCTGCCAATAGGTCATTATCAGCAGAAGGTAGGCACCGTGTTCGACTGTGGTCAGGTGAGCCGTATCGGCCATATAATCGGCAACATAGAGGGGCATGAATGGAACGGCCATTATTCATCCCTCGGCTTCACTACCCGCCAGCTACGCATGACATGGAAAGTATAGCCTGTCTCGCGCGCCAATTGGCTAGCATGCTTATATGCCGTGTGTATCTCGTCCGGACCGTATACCCTCTTAGGCATATGGCCTTGTTCATTGAACACCATGAAGAAACAGTCTTCGCGCCGCGTGAACCTGGTAGGATCAGCGGAGACTTGTTCAAGCGCTTCTTTGGGGGTTTCCAGTTTTAGAGTAAGAACCTTGCGCTTACGAACTGGCTTGTCTAGATACTCTGTCATTCATCGCCTCCGTTTCAGGCGTTTAGAAAATAGGCGGGTCGAGCGCGCTAACGCTCCCCGCCGCCTTATTGCCACAAGCTCATATCTATAGCAAGTCAGCTAGTGTACGTCCTAGTGGATGCACCACAACCGAGCGCATAAACTCTGGCCGTGGCTCACCGCGCGCGATTTGCTCAATCGTTCTGTGGTCGCGATAGGGAAAGTACGGCGGTGCTGCTTTAGGCTTTTCCAATTTCAATCCCCATCTGGCTAAGTCGCTCTCCCGATATGCGAACAATTGGCGAGGCGAACGCACGATCATTGATTCCCATCGCTTCAGCTATTCCATCGAGATACGCCTTTGCGCTGGCAACAACGTTGTCTTTGTCCGGGGCTGGCCCTTTGGGTTTTGGGTAAAGCGTGATTCGCACCGGAATAGGCTCCCCGTCAGCAGAGGGCTTTGCCGCCAGTGCGGCCCCATGCGCCCATGCACGATGCTTCTTTGTCTCGCGGGCTTTCTTGGCCCAATGGGCGCGCTTGTTCGGCCACAGGGGCGGCGCAGGGTAAGGTAGCAGGATCATTAGCGGTCCTTATACTTTTCGTATGTGCTGGCGACACGCGGGTCTTTCCGGCAATATGTCGGGAACATGTGATAGGCGTTGATCGTGGTGCTATGATCGCGGCCACCTAGCAGCCTTCCAATGACGGGATATGACGCGCCCCGCTCTTGCAGGATTTTAACAAGCACGCATCGGGCATATAGGAAATTCTTCCCCCTCGCCTTGCTGCGCACACCCTCAGGGTCAATGCCGAACGCAGTAGCAACAGCCTGGATTAAATCATGCAAAGGAATGCGGCCATTCGCAGGGTGTATGATCGTGCGCTCTACAATAGAAGCACGTATTTCATTGGCTCTACGGTTGGCCTGATCGCGCAACCGGCGCTTCTCCTCTCGCTCGCGCCTGTAGCGTTCGGCCTCGCGCTGCTTTTCGCCTTTACGCCTCTCAATGCGCCGATCTTCCATCTCGGCAGCATGAACAGCAAGGGCGCGCTCTACAGCTTGACGCTGCGCAATCACCTTCAGCGCACTGTTGATTTTATCGCGTCGGCACTTTTTGCATTGTGTCTTTCCGGCAATGGTGTGCGTGTTATCCGGCCCGCGATGATGGCCGCAAAGCCAATGTGTCCCCTTGGCGGTCTGGATCGCGGTTAGATACATTTGGCTACTGCGGCGCATGGTGTCGCGATATTCGGCAAAGTCTTCCGATGGCTCTGGCTCTGCAAAATCGATGGCAAGCATCATTCTTCCTCGTTAAACTTGGCGTGGATCTCGTCTGCCGTCACTTCAAGCTGTGTGGCTGCGTAGATCATGCAATCGCGCGTTTCCTCGCCATATCCCTTGCGGGGATTGTTAGCTGCCTTGCGCAATGTCGTGGCTTTTAGGTGGAGATATTCGGAAGGGGTCATTTCGAGAACTTTACTGAAAGAGTGCGGCGATGCGCTGATACCTGTGTTTCGCCGTTAAGTCGGGCTTGCTTGCGTGCTGCCAGACGGGATTCGAGTTTGGCCGCCCATTGAGCGTCATTGCAGGCGCGGGCGTATGTTACAGATGGGTCTTCAAGCATTGATTGCCTCCTTGTGTTTCGGAAGTGATAGAAGGTAGTCGCCCCATTGCTCAGCCATGGCTTTAGCAACGCCAACAGGAGTGCGGGACCGCTCTTTCCAGCGATCAGGTCCAGGCGGCATCTTGTGCACCTTAGCCTCCCGGCCCTCGACAATATTAGAGGGCTTCAGGGTGGGCAGGTTCTTAAGCCACAGACAGGTGCGCTTCACCTCGCCGTGGCCATGCTCCCATGGCTGATAGGTACAGTCAGGCTTGCGGATATGGCTTGAAATGATGCTGACCGGATTTTCCAGAGCGATATGCCGGATCGGTGCGTTTAGCAGGAGACGGACGAACTCAAGCGCTTCAGCCTGTTCTTCCTGCTTGTCCTTGAACCAGCGCGCTCCGCTGACTGCCAAATGCGTGCAGGGGGGGTGAGCGATCATCATATCCCATCCATCGCCAAGGATCGAAAGTGCATCGCCTTGGATATGCCATTGCGGATCGCGCTCACACGGCAACAGGTCGCAACTCCAAGCGTCGAAGCCGCGGGCGCGGAAGGCATCGCGCACAACGGCGCTATATTCGCAGGCTATGAGAACTTTCATGGCTCTAAACTTTCTTTACTCCACCGAACCTCATGCTTGTCGCCGTATGCGAGCATAAGCGTTATCAGTCCGGCAAATTGCTCTTTGGTTAGTGTGGAACTGCGCATCCCGACCGGGAACATACCTTGCCCATCCAGCTCTGGCAGGAAAGTCATTTCCACGCCTAAAGCGTTCAGGAATTGCAGCTTGACTTGATCGGCGGTAAAACGGTTCATGCCCTCGATCTGCTGGCACATGTCCTTAATCATCGCCCACATTTTCCGGTTCTGACGGTCGCTCCTGGTAGCCTTGGCAATCTTGCACACATAGTCCGCAGGGGCTTCATCAATTGACCGCTTGGCATAGTCGCGCTGACTTTCTCCGATCAGGAATATCGTGCGGCTCATAACACATAGCACTCGTAAGCTCGCTTGCGCAGTTCCACCGCGCGCTCTGGCACACCCCATTCCGCCTCGATCTTGCGGGCATTGCCAAGGTGCAGGTCAAAATGGTGGGCGGCAGTGAGCGGAACAACCACTTCATGATCGCGCCGCCACCGCTTTTCCGGCATGGATGAGAGAACGTGGTGCGCAATCTCTGAAGGACAGCCACAACCGCACGCGCATGGGAAGTTATCGATGCACCAGCGGTGATACTGACGTTCACGCTCCGTAGGCTTGGCGCTGTACTTCTGGCGTATGCGGTTGTGATTGACCTTGGGCATTAGTGAGTTACACCATCCACACCACGGATGGTCGCCGTGGTAATGGGTTCGTCGAATGAGTCTTTAACCGTGCGCTGGATTATTTTCAGAAAGTCTTTCTTCTGTTTAGGGGTGGCACCCGTCACATAGGCTGCGGCGATATTTCCCAAGGCCATGGCAGTCCCCATTGCAAAGCCTAGTGTGCCGCAACATTCAGGCCCAGTGTCGTTTTGCATCTCGAATATCTGAGTTGCAGCCAGCCAGCTGCCGTCAGCAAGTTCAACATCATTAGCTTTATCGGGTATAAACATCGTCATTCTCCTTGGTTGAAATTGTCGGGCTTTTCACGGCTACGGCCCGACGCGTAGCTTCCACTAGGCAACCGTATTCGATATTGCCTGACCGTAACTAGAAAGGTGCGTATCCGTCGTCCTGGCCGTCATTGCCCCAGCCACCACCTTGATTGCCGCTGTCATACGATTGCTTGCGCTCACCGCGTCCATCGCCGGGAGTGTTCAGGATCGTAACGTCGTCAGCTTTGCATTGTAGATACGTCTTGCCTTCGTATTCCCGCGTTGAGAGTTCGCCAGTGACGGCAACAGCCGAACCTTTGCGCAGGATGCGCGCCAGACCTTCAGCGCCCTTGCCGAACTTGGAAACGTCCAACCAGATGGTTTGCTTGTTTTCACCATACCCTACATCGGTGGCGAGCGAGAAACGGCAAATATCCGTGCCGCTTTGCGTTGTGGTGTGCTTTGCGTCTTGGCCAAGTCGGCCCGCTGCGAATGTTCTAAGCATTATTATTCTCCATCTTCTTGGCCTCGTCGCCAATCCATTTCATTGCCCCTTTAAAACTTGTCGCGGGCAAATCGCTAAGGTCTGCTATCTTTTTCGCTGTAAGAACCCGGTCAACTGGGAAATTGAGGCTCTCACACAGCAGCATGAGTTCTTCGCGCTGGGCGTCGGTGATTGTTTCGACCTTGGGTGCAGGATGTTGCTTCGGTGCGCTAGCAGCGTTTCCATCATCATCCTCGGCATCCAGACCGAACGCCGTTTGCAGGCTATAGCGCCGCGCATAGGTCATTGCGGATCCAAAGCCCTGCGCGTTTTGCTTGTCCGCCTTCACGAACGTCAGGCCCGCGCTCATTTCCTCGCCGCTTTCGTGCATGTAGATGGTTTCGATACATGCTCCATCGGGCTTGTCGTGGGATTGCTGGCGATACCAGAGACCGTGCGCCTTGATCGGCTCGACAGCCTCCATGACTGCCGATAGGTTGGCATACTTGCTTTTGAAGTGCGGGTTGGCCGCGTTCTTCTTGGCATTCTCAAGCGTAGGCAGAACCTTCGCCAGCGCGGTGATGATTGCTTTGCTCATGATTAATCCTCCACTCTGGCGCGCTTAAGGCGACACCGGATGTTGGTTATGTGGTTGGGATGAACGCCAAAACGCTCTGCCAAAATCCTAGGGGAAAGCTTGCTGCGACGGATAAAGCGAACGTCATTGTCGCTAATTTTGCAATTAGGACTGCGCTCGCCCAAAATGGCAGTCCCGTGCTTTATCTGGTCCGCGTTATTGGCCTTAGGGGTATCGTATCTCAAGTTCTCAAGGCGATCATCGTGGGGAATGCCATTGTTGTGGCAAACCACTTTCCCTTCTGGACACGGCCCCAAAAAAGCCGAAGCCACCATTCGGGCAACTCGCCTCATATGCTGCGACTTCTCTTTGTGCAGGTTTACGTAACGATAACCACCACGCTCCTTGTTGACATAGGGCTGGATCGGCCTTCCCGGCCAACGCTTTCGCATAACCTTTTTAGATCTTCCAAAAACTCCCTCATGCCAGCGGTCTAGGCTGCGGATGTTGCCAAAATTACTTGCCTCATAAAGGCCCTCAAATTCAGGAATTGTTTTCCAGATTTCCATTAGTAGCCAACCGCTTGAAATTTTCTGTAAACAGCCCTTACCCTCTCTATGTCGCTTTTGCAATAAGCGGCTATACGTTCATGCTCACCGTTCGCCCATGCTTCAGCCACCATCGAGCCGTCGAAGCCATCCTTGCCGGGAATGCCGAGGGCCTTGCAAAGATTGTCGAGGCTGATCCGGTCTTTCGGTCCTGCCCATGCGACCATGGTGTCGAACACGTTATCCGACCACGGCTTAATTTCGCGAGGGAACATGACGCTAGGCGGCAACTGGACGCCAAGGACGATAGCGCGGTTCAGGATAAAGCGAAGATCGAAGCCGCTGATATAGTGGCCGATGAAGCGGTTAAGCCCTTGCGTGGGGAGTGCTTCGAAGAACTCGTGTAGGATATCCCACTCAAGATCAATATTTGACCCAATACTGAGAGTTTC